GGGAACGGTAGGCGCGGCAAAAGTGCAGGACGTTGCCCTTCCGGTAAAAATCATCGAAATGCAGATGGGTAACAGCAAAACCGTTTCTTACGATTCGGCAACGGGTTTTGCTACCTGGAACGACAGCGGAAACGCTGCGGTAATTCTGCTGTAATCAGGAGAGGCTAAGAGATGCCAGCTATTACACCCGCTTATCAAATTGTAAATCCGTCGTACATCATGCCGGAAATGATCCTGTCGTATCAGCAGGCATCCGGTGCGTTTTCTGTCATGGCAAGCGGTAACCCGCTGGTTCGCCTGGCAGACGGCGACCAGTACGTTTATATGAAACGCCTGGATATTCGCACTCAGGTCACCTCAAGCCAGTCAGGTAACGCCAACCAGTTACCCTCTGTGGCACTGGAGGCGCGAATGGTCAGCACGCCGACATATATGTTCCGTGCCCGCGCCATTTACGATCATCACGATATGGCCGCAGCGGGGAACTGGGGGATTGCGCTTCCGGAAGCCCAGCGACTCGGTACCCGGCAGGCGATTTTTCAGCAAATGCGTAACGCGCTGCTCTATGGAATGAACCCGGCGGGCGGTGAGGGGGTACTGAACACCAACGGTGCGACCACTATCAGCCTGCCGGCAGACAGCCGCGGGAACACTACCGTACTTACTTACGATCATGGCGAAATGGCGGTATTCCTGCTGGCGCAGATTCAGGCGATCCGCACCCGAACTATGCAAATGGGCCGGGCGTCACGCATGGTTATCCTCGGTCCTCAGCGCACGCTGGGTACCATGGAAATGCAGCAAATCGTTCAGTTGACCAGTTACCAGCGTCCGGGCGGTGGTACTTCCACGGTGAAAGGCACCGTTAATGGTGTGGGGGATGATGCTGATTGTGAAATTGAATGGGGTTATGACGATACGCTGATTGGTGCCGGGGCAAACGGAACGGATGCGATCGTCATCGCCATGCCGGAGGTCGAGCGCCCTGAGGTTAACGCGAAAATCAACACCAACGAATTCGCCAGACTGAGTCCGTCACTGGAAGCCACATCACTGATGCTGTGCGACATGGCGGCACCGCGTGAAATTCCCACCCCGATTGCGGGCGGGGCGATCGATGTGCTTTCCGAACTGCGTTCCACCTCTGGCTGGGTACTTCGCCCTGAAGCGCTGACTATCATTTCGATGAAGTACAGCGATTAATTTTCCCTCGCTGATTTCCCTGCGTGCCGGAGGGTGCGCGGGGATTTTTTACCCAGGAGTAAACATGAAACTGTACATCGCCAACACCACCAAACAGCGCCACGATTTCGCCTGGCGCAAGCCGGAGACGGGACGTCTTGTTTATCACCCGATTAATGCAGGCTCTCAGGCCGTTGTCATTGACGGTACCCGCGCCGAAATCGACCTTATTATTCAGCAGCACGCCGATTATGGTCTGATTGATGCGACAAAAATCGACCAGAACCGTATTTATATCGGGTTGTGTTACAGCATTGATAAGCCGGTGTCGTCGAAGGTTATCGAAAAGGCCATGCGGGATAACGATGGTCACCTGAACCGTGCAGCGCACGATCGCCGTCAGGCTTCCGTACTGGCAACAAATAACGCACTCACTGAGCAGGAAAACGGCTATCTCGGTGAGCTGGAAGTCAGTGCAGAGCAGCGACTGAACGCCACCGATGACCGTGACGAAACAGCGTTTGTTGATGAAACACTGGCGGTTAACACGGGAACTAAAAAGAAAAAATAAGCGGGGTGTGTCATGCCTGAACTGGCCGGATTTATCCTGTTTATCCGTAATACGATGGGAGTTAATGCCGACGCGTTAGCCGATGACGATCCGGCCGTTAGTCTCTCCTGGTCAATGTCCCTGGACTGGGTGAACCGGCAGATCGCCTGTATCAGCCCGGTTCTGTATTCGCAGGCTGTTTATAACCTCGCGGCCTCCTTTCTGCTTAACTTCGGTCCTGAAGTCGCTTTCGGTCCGGTACGCGAAAAACTGGGTATCAACAATTTTACTGCTGGCGTTATCAGCACCTCTTCCGACGAATCAACCAGTCAGACGCGGGTTGTCAGTGATGCACTGAAAAACCTCTCTCTTGCAGATCTGCAACAACTCAAAGACCCGTATGGTCGGTGGTATCTGGCAATTGCGCAGCAGTACGGCGATTTGTGGGGGCTGACGTGAAACTGCACCTGGGCGTGATGGATATTCCCTATGAAAACGAGAATACGACTACTGGCGATGTGGCCGAAATTCTTGAAGGGAAATACCGGATCATGCAGACGTTCTTTGACCGCCACGGCGAGGAAATTGCACAGATGATGAGTAATGACCTTGCCGCCGGTCTCGAAAATATGCTCGCAGGCGCGCCGCTTCCTGCGGATCCCTTCGCGGAATCCATGTCACAGGCGCATCACCTCTTTGTCGCTTTCCTTGATAACGAGGAGATGAACGGCACAGAAGGTGTGCCTACTGCCCGCGCACTGGAGGGGATTAGCAAGCGTTTTAAAAACAGGAAAGGGGAACCGCGGCCCTCTTTTATCGATACCGGTATGTTTCAGGCGTCAATGCGCGCCTGGGTAAGTGGGGTGCTGAATGCCTTCCCTCAGTGAACTCTCTCAGGCTAAAACGGAACTCAATGCGTCGCTGGTGCAGGGGCTGGATGATATCAGCCGTTCGGCATCTGTTACGTTTACTAAATATGTCCGGAAAGTGCTTCCCCTTGATGGCTTTGTTTTCTGGGTGAAGGCGTCAGTTCTTGCAGATGATCCTGATACTGAACCGGATACAAAGGAGGTAAAAGGCTATCTGCACCTGACTACTGAATCTATCCAGGATGAAGAACAGCTCTACGATAAAAATGTGGTGACCTTCACCGCGCAAGCCGATATTGATCCGTTTAATGATATTGGTTCTGAGGTGCTTTATATCGGAGAGTTTTACGGCATTCAGTTTGCTTTCTCGCGCCGTTCCGGGCTGAACGAACCAGCGAACATTTACCATTATACCGGACATGCCATTTATCCGCATATGATGTCGCAGATTATTAATTCTGCCGACGATATCGATCTTGCGGATGTGGTGGTTTCCAACTCATTACCGATCTGGCTCTCTCTGAGTCATTTCATGCCGATGTACCCGGCAATGCTTTCCGTGCAAAACCTTGCGCCGCCCTACGCTACAGTGAAATGCGGAGAACCGAGCCCTGTGGCCGGAGCCTTCTGTCTCGACGAGAAGCAGAACCAGTATCAACTGGTTTCTGAGGACGTGACACTCACCGTGACAGGGCTGCGTAATGCTGCCGTTGAGGATTTTCTGCGCTATGTGCAGGACTACACGCTCAGCGATAAAGCCGAAATGGGCGTAATGAATATTCCTGTGATACAGGATGAGCGCGTCACGCAGAACGAGCTCAACATTATCGCCATGCGGAAAAAGGTCAAATTCAAAGTTAATTACTACCAGCAGCGGATGAGGAACGTCGCCCGCAGGCTGATCACGTCTGCAATTCCGTCCATTTATGTGGAGAAATAATCCAAATGGCAATAGTAAATATCAATGTGTCGGTGACCAGTCCGCCGAAACCCTCCCAGTTGTTAAAGTCAGGCGCTCTGGTATCAACGGGGGGAACCACGCTGGCGGCGGGGAGTTATCAGTTGCTGACATCCAAAGACGATCTAAAAAATATCGTTGCGCCAGCAAAAGCTATTTCTTCGCTTGCGTGGGCCGGGAATACCGTCACGGTGACTCTTTCAGAAAATCATGGCTGGTCCATTGATGAAACGATCCCTGTTGTGATTTCTGGTGCTGCGCCTGCTGCTTATAACGGGGCATATACAGCGTCGGTGACAGGCGAAAAAACGTTTACTTATCCCCTGAACAGTGATCCTGGTACAGCAACGGTTACAGGTACCGTAACGTCTGTTGCCGCCGGAGAACTCCAGCAGATGAACACCACGTACTGGGCACAGGGGACCAGCCGGGCGGTTTATGTCCTTGAGCTGGGTGAGATGAATGTAAAATCTGCGGTTGCGGCCCTTGGTACGTTCATTGATGAAGATACTTCTCTGGGAAACACATACCAGAAATTTTTCTCTTACCTTGTGCCGAGGGAATGGGACGCCGAACCGACCTTTAAAACGCTGGCGAACAATTACACTTCGCCCGGCGCGCTGGTGAAATTTTTCGTCACCACCACGATTGCGACGTACCAGGAATGGGTATCCGGCAAATATCCGAATGTCTTTGCCGGGGTTGAGGCGCCGTCAATTGGCGCAACTGAGTTCTCGATGGCGGCACCGTTCCAGTCCTCACTGGCAAACGATCCGGGGTCATCAAACATGGTCCCGCCGATGGCGTACCGCTTTATGTATGGCGTAACGGAGTATCCACCGGCAGGTAATGGTACGTTGCTGAAAACCCTGCAGGATAACCATATCAACTATATCGGCACGGCGGCAGAAGGTGGCCTGAGCAATAAAATGCTGGTGGCCGGTCACATGCTTGACGGTATGCCGTTTAACTACTGGTACTCGGTGGCATGGTGTGCAATCAACCTTGAGCTGGATCTGGCGAATGAAGTGATTAACGGTTCTAACACTACTGTTAACCCGCTTTATTACGATCAGCAGGGAATTGGTCGCCTGCAACGGCGCGCTTTGAAAACTCTCCGTTCCGGTATCAGTTACGGGCTAATTCTTGGTCAGGTGATTGATACGCAACTCACTCAGGAATCGTTCAACGCGGAATATGAAAAAGGCTCTTATGCCGGGAACGCGGTCATCAACGCAGTACCGTTCGCTGACTATACCAGCCTGAATCAGTCCGATTACGCCGATGGAAAATATAACGGCCTGAGTGCGGTTGTCACCCCGCGTCGTGGTTTTGAGTCCATCACTTTTAATCTCAACGTGACCAATTTTGTGGGGGCGTAATAAATGCCAAATCCATTAGTACCGCAGGGCTTTCTTAACCGTGTCAGGGGTGCGGTGACTGTCACGGATATTCCGGCGCTGAATGTCACCGCGTCATTTCTGGGTAAGGATGCGATCAGTATGCGGCCGGATTCGGCTGCAACGGACATTATCCCCACACTGACCGGAACCGTGGGGAGCCAGGTACCTTATCAGCAGGTAACGATCACGATGCATTTACTGCGAACGCAGGGGCTGGCGGCGAGCTATCAGAACCGTTTCGCTTCTGATACGTCGCTGGGAGAGGTCGTTATCACGCCGGATGCCAGCACCTTCGGAAACTACACGGTCCTGAATGCATATCTGGTGAATTTTAATGAACTGACCATCAACGGTATGGATGCCGGATATGTCGTGACGATTTCCGGTTATCTGATCACCAACGATAAAATGTGGGGCTAATGGGCGTGAAAATTGACCGAAAACTGAATTTTGTCAGCACCATCACCCGCGATGACGGCTCACTGGTGTATCTGCATGTTGTGCCGTTCTCGTATGAAGTCGTTGAGGAAAATTGCGTACTGCTGGGGAATCTGTTCAATAATTTTTTCTCCCTGGTGGGTTCGGTAGGTGCGCCCCGCGTGGCGGCGATGATGTTGCGAAAAATCATCAAAGCGCGGCAGAAGGCAGGAGATCTTCAGCCAGGAACGCCGAATATTGTCGATGAGATACAGCGTCTGACAACGGTCATCTGGAACGATAACGGAACCTGGAAAACGTCTTCGCTGGAGGCTGCATTCAGGCAGGAAATTATCACCGATGATGAGTACCGGGAAGTTGAGGGCGAGGTCGTTTTTTTTATGGTGAGCTCTGCCATTCAGAAAGCGAACCTGATCGCACCGACGGTGGGGAAAGCGCTCGATATGTACAGTGGGCAACTTGTGTCATTGAGCGCTATGGCGTATCGCGATTCTTTACCGACGTCGAAAACGGTTACCGATACCCCGACCCCGGAAGCCCTGCCGGAACCCTCACACATACCCTCCTGACATGGGCCTCATGCGAAGGCTTCAGTCACCTCTGCCGTGAACTGGGCTGCGGCGAATATAAAAGCCCGCTCCATTTCCGGCAGCGGTTCATTCTGGAGGAAATAAGACGCAAGGGGTATTTCAATGGCGGCTAAATCCATTGTCGAAATTGATGTTCAGGACGAGAAATTTCAGTCGTTCCTGGAAAAATTCAATGAATACCAGAAAGCACTCGGCGAATTACCTGAACAATGGCGGGGGGCGGTTCACGGACTCGGCGAGGCCGCAAAGGAGACAGAACGTGTCCGGGATGGTACGGAGGGGATTACAAAAGCGTTCACTGATGGCGTTGCGGCGTTAGCATCTGTTAATGACGGCCTCGATCGACTCAACGGTAATCTGGAGAAGGCCACAAAAACCCAGACGGAGTTTAACAAGAAGTCCGGCGGTGCGCGCAATTTCCTGAATAAAGCCAGCAAGGATGCGAAATCGCTGGCAGGTCATATCAAAGATGCCACAACCAGCCTGCTTTCATGGGGAACCGTTCTGGGGCTTTTTTCCGGGCTGGCTGGTGCGGGCGGTCTGTGGGGGCTTAACCACCTGGCCGGCAATGCCTCCGCACAACGGTTTACTGCTATGGGGCTGGGGACGACGGCAGGTGGACTTAATTCGACTGCTGTCGATTTTCAGAAAGCGCTGGGTAATCCTGTCGGAACTCTGGGCGCCATACGTGATGCGCAGCTTGATTTGAGTAAACGCTGGCAGTTCCGGGCAATGGGAGTCGATAACCCGGACAGGGATCCTGCTGAGCTTTTACCTGAAATGATAAAAGCGGCGCGTGATATTTTTGTGCGTAACGGCAGTACGCAGCAGGGGGCGGAAGCCTACGGGCTGACGAACTATTTCACCCTTGACGATCTGAACCGCTTCAAAAAAATGAGCGATGAAGAAATCGATGCGATGGCGAAACAGGCACAGCAGGACACCCGCCGCCTTCAGTTGACGGACCAGCAGCTTCGCCAGTGGCAGGATTTCAACATTCAGCTCGACCGCAGTAAGGTCAGTATCGGGAATACGTTTATCCGGGGACTGGCACCGCTGGCGCCGGAGCTGGGAAAACTTTCGGATGCCTTTTCCGGCGCGATTGAAACGGTCCTTAAATCGCCGGAACTGGGAAAATGGATTGATGGCCTTTCAGATGGTATACGCCGGTTTGGTAACTATCTGGCTTCCCCCGAATTCCAGAAAGATGTTGAAGCTTTCATATCCGGTGTGGAGCGGCTTGGTCGGGTTATCGGCAAAGTCATTGACTGGATAAGTGGTAAATCCGACATCACGGCGGATGACATTAAATCCCGGTCATCGATACTCAGCGACGAGAAGCGCACCGATCCCGTTACCAGTGAGACTTACACCCCGGGTGGGGATGATGATCCGCGAGTGTGGTCGTGGCTGAAAGGGGTAAAAAAATTCTTTGCATCAGGAGATGTTAAGCCGGTCGACGGGAAACAGGCTGATGTTCATGCCAAGGGGCGAACCATTGCTGACAGGTTCAATAATCCTGCGAATTTACGTTATGCCGCAGGTTATGAAACCGCCAATACCAGAAGCGGGAAATTTGCTGTGTTCCCCAGCCTGGATGAAGGCGTTCTCGCTGCTGCAAAACAACTGCAAATATACGGCACAAAGGGCATCAACAATATCCACGATATTATCAGTAAATGGGCTCCATCTAACGAGAACAATACGAAAGCATATATCGGGCATGTTGTGAATGCGACTGGCCGCAGCGAATTCGAAAAGCTGAATTTAAATGATACCCGGACGCTCGCGAAATTAATTACTGCCATGTCAGTAAAAGAAGGTGCTGGCTCCCGGTTAAGTGAAGGGAAGGTTATACAGATTATCAATAATGCCGGAGGTCATTTTCAGGAATCGCAGAAAAAATCTTTGCAGGATATAAATCCATCCGACAGCGTGCGGGAACAATATCTTGCCCAGTATGGTTCTGAATTGCCCGGTACCAGCACAAGTAACCCTGTCGTACAGCCAGTGCAGCAGGGTTCGGGGAAAACTGACCAGATACTGCAACAAATTCTGGATAACCAGAAGCGTGGTCATGCTCAGGGACTTGTTGTTTATAACAATACCGGCGGTAATGCAGTTGTATCCAGTACGCAACTTGGAGGGTTCGGTTAATGTCATTTACCCGCGAGCTCTACAAGCTCGGTTTTGAAATCTCCCCGGTTATTCTCTGCGATGGTGTGGCGCAGAGTATACCCGGCGGCATGTTGCCGATAGTCGCCCTGACCCAGAGCGCCAGCTACGTTTCAGGTCTGATGGGGGGCGCTATTGAACTGACGGATCTGGATAAGTATTTCTGCCACTGGCGAGCGGCGCCCGGTGGGACAATGGTTGATTACGACATTGGTCGTTATCCGTTTGCAAATCAGGCGGTGGCAGCCAACGCGCTTCTCTCGCAGCCGCTGCGCATTCCAATGCTGATGGATGCGCCGGTAAATGAAAACACTGGCGCTATGACAAAGCTGGTCACGCTGAGTTCGTTGCAGGCCGTATTGCAGGCACACGCCAGTCTTGGCGGAACGTTTATTGTGGCAACGCCAGGTATTATTTACAGCAACTGCATACTGAGAACGGTGCGTGATGTTACCGGATCGAATGATGCCTTACCGCAGCGGCAATGGTTATGGGATTTTGAGCAACCACTGCTTTCTGAAACCGGGGCTGAACAGGCGATAAACAGTTATCTGGGCAAGATTGATAACGGGGACAAGGCAACAGAAAGCGCCTGGACCAGTACCATCTCGGCGATTGGTAATACCTCACTCGGCAGTAGTGTATCGGGTGCGGTTATTGGCTTAATCGGAAAACTGAGCGGGGCATTTAATTTATGAGCATGGCGTATTATCCCTTCTCCGGTAACGAACAGAAAAGCATGGTCTTTACTCCCGTTCTCGATGGTGAAGTTTATAACTGCCAGACGAAATGGAATATTGCCGCCCAGCGCTGGTACCTCAATATCACGGATAACTCAGGCCGTCGGCAACTGACAATTCCGGTTATTGGTTCCCCAAAGAATTACGATATTAATTTACTGGTGGGGGCATTCAGCAAAACCAGAATGGTATGGCGTGTTTCTGACGGTCAGATTGAGGTATTTAACTGATGCGTTTCTACGACATTCAGATTTTTAATGCTCCGGATGCTAAGGGCAACCCCGGTACGCTGTACAGACAGTACAGTAGCATGAAAAACGGGGTATTTAACCCGGGGTGCCTGATGGTTGAATTCGACCTTCTCCGTTTTGGTGAATCCACTCCCAAAGGGCAGAGCTGCATCACTGTCTGGGGCATCAGTCCGCAGGAAATGCAACAGGCCAGACAGGATATGTTTGGCATGACCATAAAAATGTGGGTGGGAATGTCAAAAGGGTTGCCGCTGGCGAAACCGGAACAGCGTGGACTGGTGCTGGAAGGGACCATCTGGCAGGTGCTGGGAAACTGGCAGGGGACCGAGTTACGGCTGGATCTTATTGTGACCGCCGGCCCTGTGTCTGACGTTAACCCACTACCGCTGGCACCCGTAAATTTAACGGTGCCGTGGAACAAAGGGGTTAAGCTTTCTGTCGCGCTGACGCAATGCTTTCAGACGCTGGGAGGTGACTATAGGTTCTCAGTCAGTATCAGCGATCGCCTGGTGAATAATTATGACAGCAATATGTTTTGCGGCAGTCTCCAGGAGCTTGCGACCAGACTTAACTCGCTGAGTAAAAGCATCATTAAGGACAGTAATTATTCTGGTGTTGAAATAGCGATGGTGAACGGCAGGGAGATCCGCGTATTCGATAACGATTTTGTTAACCACCAGGATAAAGATTCCAAAAAAAGCGCCTCTTACAGAAGTAAAAATCCCGTGCAAATTGAATTTACCGATCTTGTTGGTCAGCCGACATGGATCCAGTTTGGTACGGTATCCATTCCCTGCGTTATGCGCAGCGATATTCAGGTGGGCGATTATATCCGGATGCCGAAGAAATTAAGGCCGATGATCCAGGCATCGTCATACTCACAGTTTCGTGATGACTCGGCTTTTACGGGGGATTTTCTGGTGTCTTCGGTCCGTCTGGTGGGTAACAGCAGGCAACCGGACGCAAACAGTTGGGTAACTGTTATCGAGGCGCATCCAACAGGGGGGATTGCTGCAACATGAGTATAAATAAAAAACTCAATTTTGGCGGCAATATGAATAATTTCGCTGACCAGAAAATAGCCGCCGCTATGCAGATGGCCGGAAAGATTTTACCCGCAGAGGTCGTCAGTCAGTCCGGGAAAATGGTCACTGTTACCTTTTTGCTGCGGGACATTCCCTACACGTTACCTCAGTTGACCATTCCGCTATTCGGCCCCCAGTACATCAGATACCCGATGCAAAAAGGAGATAAGGGGATAGTCATCCCGGCGGATACCTACCTGGGTGGCGCCAGCGGCCTCGGAGGGGGAACGGCTGATCTGACGCCCCCCGCAAATCTCAGTGCGCTGGTGTTTTTACCCATCAGTAACACGGAGTGGGAGAACGTCGATGGTCAGGTACTGACGCTGTACGGGCCGGAGGGGGTAACCATTCGTGATGCGAAAAGCAACACTACGTTTCTGCTCACACCGGAAAGTATCACGATTGCCACACCTGAAAAATTCGAAGTGACGGTGGGCAGTACAGTTCTGACGCTCACCGCTGGTACCTGGTCGCTGACAGGGCAGAGTGGAACACTGACTGACAGTGCGGCCAGCACCAGCCCGAAAATCATGCTGGAGGGCTGGGAAAAGCTGGTTCAGTGGGTTAACAGCCACAGGCACAGCAATGGTAATGACGGACAGGATACCGGAGGGCCAACGTCACAATTCAACGGGAGTATTACCGAATGAGGACATACGGACGAGATAAAGACGGGAAGTGGGTAACGGTCACGACTGACGAAAACGGGTTTAACGATTCTGTGTATCTCACAACGCTGGTGCAGAATCTGAAGCTGTCCCCGCAGGAGTCCCCGTTTTTTGCTAATCACGGTATACCGGCTAACGGCTCAGTTATTCAGCAGATACTGCCGACTTTTTATGTTAACCGGCTCCAGCAGCAGTTCAGCAAATATTTTTCCTCTCTACAGATTGCGCTGGCGGATGTTGATCCCCCTGTTTACAACATTTCGGCGATTACTAACTCAGGCTCTAAAATAGTGGCTCAGGTGTATGTATGAGTGATTTACCCATTAGTTATGATATTGCCGGCCCTGTTCCTAAAACGACGGATGAACTCCGGCAACTGGTTATTGATACTGCAACAGCGCTGTCCCCGGGGATAACCACAAATCTACCAGGATCGCTGATTGAAGATTTGGTCAGTACGAGCGTCGGTGCGCTTGTGGTATGTGATCAGGCGCGGGTTGACCTGATTAACTCATGCAGCCCGTATTCGGCAAATGTACACCTGCTGGCGCAACTGGGTGATATGTACGGCGTTCAGAAAGGGCAGGGTACCAATACATCGGTTTATGTGGTGTTCAGTGGCCCGCCCGGGTTTGCTATACCGAAAGGTTTTATGGTCGGGGATGGAACCTACACCTACACCGTTCAGCGTGACACGATGATCCCGGAAAGTGGACAAACGGAGCCTGTCTATTGCCTGGCAACAACCGGGGGCTCCTGGGCAGTACCTGCGGGAACTGTAAATCAGATAAAAACCTCAGTACCGAATACATACAACCTGACCTGCACCAACCTTACCGCTGGATTACCCGGCGCGCAGGAACAGACTTTTTCTTCATACCGTGCCCAGGTATTCCAGGCGGGTATGTACGGTGTACAGGGAACGCCTGACTGTTACCGGATTGAACTGAAAAATGTTTATGGTGTACAGGAGAATCTGATCTCATATCGACAGGCATCGCTGGGGGCATGGGTAGCGATTGCTGGTGGCGGCGATCCTTATGAAGTGGCTTACGCTATCTATAAAGCCGTGCCAGATATCTCCGTACTGACGAATGATGTAGTGAATCCATCAGGCGCTGCGGTGGATAAAAAAACGATACCGATCATTGTGTATCCGGATACGTATCACGTGCCGTTTGTAGTGCCATCATCACAAAACGTTACGCTTTTAATCACCTGGAATACAGCCTCAACCAGCTATATCGATCCAACCGGGATTGAAAAAGCAGTGCAGCAAAGCATTGCTGATTACATTAACGGAATTGCAACGGGTGAACCAATAAACATTTTCCTGATTCGGGATATTTTTCTTAATCAGGTTAAGGGGCTTGTATCTTCAAACCTTGTATCAATGATTGATATTCAGGTTGGAATAAACGGAAAAATTGTCCCACCTGCAACCGACTCCAGCCTGGTTTATGGTGATACTTACGCCTATTTTTCCACTTCATCTTCACAAATTCAGGTTAAGCAATATGGCAGCTCTTCTTGAAAGCATTATTCCGGCCTACCCCTATACGCAATATAATGACGATCCGGATATAGTTGCCTTTTTTGATGCTTATAACAAACTGGCACAGGGGTATCTTGATTACTTTAACAACCTGAATTTACCTTGCTGGACCTCCCCGGCGATTACCGGTGAGTTGCTGGACTGGATTGCGGCGGGTATTTATGGGGAATCACGCCCCTTGCTTCAAATCTCCGAGGATGCCATTGCTCGTGGGGCGTATAACACTATTGAGTACAATAATGTCGCGTATGCAAAACTGAGAAATTATGTTCCCGGCTCAGCGTCATATGTTCCGGACGACTATTTTAAACGGATACTGACATGGAATTTTTATAAAGGCGATGGTTCGCACTTCTGTATCAACTGGTTCAAACGACGGCTTGCACGCTTTATACATGGAGCTAACGGAATAGACCCACCTGTACAGTCCACTTTTGATATTAGTGTAATGCCCGATAAGGGCATTTTTTTTGTCTCCATTCCTGACTATGGCGATGGTGTCGGACACTTTCTTAAAGATGCAATTGACCAGTCGCTGGTGAAACTCCCTTTTATTTATACCTATTCGGTAACGGTGGTTGAGCAATGATTATTGGATTCGGAAATAATGTCGTCTCCTCACTGGCGGCTGATATTACCGCCAGCCAGACGACCATTCAGGTGATGCCTGGTGCGGGAGCGATGTTTGCTAATTTGCTTACCAGCGATTATGCGAACAGCTCAAACCCTCTTAAAACTTACGCCAAAATTACACTGACAGACGCAAAAGAAACAGTTTTTGAGGTATGCCATCTGACAGCAGTTAATAATGACATGCTGACGGTTATTCGCGGTCAGGAAGGTACAACAGCGAAGGGATGGTCACTGAATGACGTTATAGCGAATTTTGCGACGCGAGGATCTGAAAATCAGTTTGTACAAATTGAAGAGCTCCAGAGTGGGCACTATGTCGCTGGTGTGGCCGGAGGTACAGAAAATAATCTGACGCTGGAGTTACCAGCAACTTATTTCGTCAATGGTGGAGTTGACTGGACATTGCGCACTCCACTTGTGGTTATTCCGGCGCTAAACAATACTGGAGCCAGCACTCTGCAACTGACGATGGGGGGGCGTGTGCTTGGCAAATTCCCACTATACAAGGGGAATAAAGCAGAGTTATCGGCCAATGATATTATTAAAGATGCTCCTGTCTTATGCGTTCTGGATAATACAAAAACCTATTTTTCTGTGCTTAATCCCCTGGAGATTTATTTGGGATCACGGTATTTGCAGAAGAACCAGAACCTGTCCGACGTACCGGATAAGGCCAAAGGTCGGTCCAGTCTTGAGGTCTACAGCAAAACCGAAAGTGATGAAAACTACATGGCTAAAAGCCAGTGTGGTGCGGATATCCCGAATAAGCCGCTGTTTGTACAAAATATCGGAGCGCTTCCTGCCAACGGTACGGCTGTTGCAGCGAACAGACTGGCATCACGCGGTGCGCTTCCGGCACTGACTGGTGCGACAAGAGGCAGCGATAGCGGCCTGATAATGGGCGAGGTTTACAACAATGGCTATCCAACACAATACGGGAATATTTTACGTCTGACCGGAACCGGTGACGGGGAGATATTGATCGGATGGAGCGGGGTTAATGGTGCTCCTGCGCCTGCATATATTCGCAGCCACAGAGATAACGCCGAGGCTGAGTGGTCCGAATGGGCAATGCTCTACACCACACTAAACCCACCTCCGGATTCGCATCCAGTAGGGGCGGCGATTGCATGGCCGTCTGATGCTACTCCGGCAGGTTACGCTCTGATGCAGGGGCAGTCCTTCGATAAATCTGCTTACCCGTTACTGGCTATAGCGTATCCGTCCGGCATTATCCCTGACATGCGAGGCTGGACAATAAAGGGTAAGCCCATCAGTGGACGTGCTGTACTGTCGCAAGAAATGGACGGCAACAAATCGCACTCGCACACCGCGCGGGCGCAGGATACTGACTTAGGGACAAAATCCACCTCATCCTTTGATTACGGCACGAAATCGACCAATACCACAGGCAACCATACTCACCAGTTCGGCGGTTATATCAACTCATACTGGGGAGATTCCAATCACACCTCATTTCAGCCTGGAGGTGGTGCATGGACACAGGCCGCTGGCGACCATGCGCATACAGTTTATATCGGAGGACACGAGCACACCATGTATATCGGTCCACACGGACACGTCGTTATTGTGGACGCAGACGGTAATGCGGAAACCACGGTTAAAAACATTGCATTTAACTATATTGTGAGGCTGGCGTGATTAAATTAATTCTTTCAGCACCCGTGCCAGCAATGGCCGTGGCTTTTGAACATTCTTTTCAGAATACCGAAAATGTGGAAATTATCCCAGGACCGTTTGAAACCATCACTCAGTTTGACTGCATGGTCAGTGCGGCGAACTCTTTCGGTTTGATGGATGGCGGCGTGGATGCTGCGATAACAGCATATTTTGGGCCGCAGTTACAGGAACGTGTACAGCAAAATATCATCCGTGAATATCTGGGAGAACAGCCTGTCGGCAGCGCCTTTGTTATTGAAACGGGTAACAGTAAACATCCGTGGTTGGTTCACGCTCCGACGATGCGCGTTCCGCTGATAATCGACGGCACCGATGCGGTTTATAACGCAACACGGGCAGCGTTACTGGCAATTTTTCAGCACAATAAAAGCGCCGGGGAAGGCCGGAAAATCAAATCGGTTGTGTTCCCTGCGATGGGGGCCGGGTGTGGTAAGGTATCACCGGATAGTGTCGCCCGGCAAATGAGGCTGGCGTGGGATGGTTTTATTAACTGCGCCACGGAAATTAACTGGCAATATGCCAGCGCCCGCCAGAATGCTGTATTCAGCACAACGGCATACTGTCCGTCAAAGACGCTTTGCCCGAACGCCAGAACGGAATATATCGGTTTTGGTGATTACAGAACGTATTGCAAAAAATCAGGTAACACCTGCATTAGTCCCCGTCATCAGGTTGATGATATTTATATTGGTGCACATAGCCATGCTGTTTCCCCCGGTACTTATCCCCACAGCCATCACCTGAATACAGAATATTTATCCGGAGTAAAAAATGACGTTTAAAATGAGCGACACCCCACAGACAATTAAAATTTTTAATCTTCGTTCAGATACAAACGAATTTATTGGCGCAGGTGATGCATATATCCCGCCGCACACAGGACTACCGGCAAACTGTACTAATATCGCCCCTCCTGATATTCCCGCCAGTCATATTGCTGTATTTGACGCTGAAACCCAGACATGGAGTTTGCATGAGGATCACCGCGGCGAGATGGTTTACGACACAACAACCGGCAATCAGGTTTATATCTCCGAACCCGGCCCGTTGCCCGAAAATGTCACATCAGTTTCACCAGGAGGTGAATACCAGAAATGGGATGGTAAGGCGTGGGTGAAGGATGAAGCTGCGGAAACAGCGGTCAGACTTCGTGAAGCTGAAGGGACCAAAAGCCGTCTTTTGCAAATGGCATCGGGGAAAATCGCGCCGCTTCAGGATGCGGTTGATCTTGGACTCGCAACAGATGAAGAGAAAAGCCAGCTCGCCGAGTGGAAAAAATACAGGGTGCTGGTAAACCGGGTGGATACATCGACCGCGCCAAAAATCGACTGGCCTAAGAAACCTGAACAACCGCGTACCTTATAGGTTGATTTGAGACGCAGTGGTGATGGTGTACACTGCGCTTATCGGTACATATGTTTAGGGATGAAAAATGAATAAAATTGGTATAGTAGTTTTGTTGTCATTTTTTATGATCGGTTGTAGTGCTTGGGATAAAGGTAAAGCAAAAACAATTGAGCAAAAGCGGGATTACCTATTGGAGTATGGCCCGCAGTACGTGCCAAGTTTTTTAGTTCCTCAGTCATTGGTACATCAGCCTCCTCTAAGCGTTACTGTGTTACGAACTAAACTAGTTGATAATGGTGGGGAGACAAGTGAATTTCTCCACCGATTGGTTGATAAATGCTTTGAATCTTCGGATAGGTATTGCACTGTTAGTATGTATTATTCTGAGAACGAAAAAATAGAGAAGAAACGGCAAAAAATAGCCAATAAAAATAAACAAACATCAGTAAAAAAAGGAGACCTTTTTTATTGTCGAATGACGTTAAATCAATCTGGTGGGCCAGTTGATACTAGTCGCATGAGAGTACGTGTAAAGGACAACGTTGATTCCGTTGGTTTCCTTTTTCCTGACGATAAGCAGATTATCTCACCAAAATTAGAAGTTGTTGATTCTGACTCAGGTGAGCGATATGGACGGGCGGCTGATGGCTCCATAACCGTATCGGCTAGTTATGATGGTCATGCTTACGAAATTCAAATATTTAATACTTTGCCTGTAAGCCAATTTAACGGGGCGGTGGTAACACACACTTCGGCACTCGAATTTGCGGGTAGTATTGATGTATTTGATTGTAAAAAGGTTAAATAAAGTACATATCAATATGTTTATAACCATAGAAATATATAGACATAAATGGTGCACTATGGCCTATATTACAATGATGTTGGTTCAGCGATAACAGAGCGAGAAACAGTTATGGATGAGGAAAAACAAGCTGTTTTTGACGATGTATGCAGGGTTATTGGACGCGCAGTAGTCATGCTAAAAGAAACTAATCAGCCAGTTACCAAAAACAGCATAAACCTGATGCTGCAAGCGCACTCGGATCAGAGTGATGATGCGTACCTGTCTAGAATCTATGCTGTTGCAAAAGATGTAATGGAATAGGGTAAACCTTCCTATTTACTGGATTAAATTTTCTGAGCGACGTTCTATCCCCGCGTTCATGTAGTCGATAGCCTTTTGAAGCTCTTCTATGAGTGCAACCGCCCGAGTATGAGAGATACACATAAACTGGTCAGGAAACTCTTTAATTGGCCAGTTTGGTATACAGGCCATGTTATCTGTGAATGAAGCGGACAGGTAAACTTCATTAGTTCGAAGGGAATAGCCTACTTCGAAACTGGTGAGTTCGGGTAAGCTGCTTACGTTAGATTCAGTGGTTCTCATGTGATATTTCCGTACTGTTTTTTTATACAGTATAATATCTGTGAATTTCAGATTTTAGTCAAGGTGAGCGCATAAATTCGGGGAATTTCGTGATCAAAGCTAAGCTAACATGTTGTTTTTCATGGATGGTGATTTTTCATAGTATTCTTTAGAATAAACATAATTGCTTGATTTATATTAATATTTTTCCGGTCTTGAAAACCGGCGACCCGAAAGGGTTCTAGAGTTCGAATCTCTACGCTTCCGCCAAATTTAACAAGGGGTTAGCTAAATGCTAACCCCTTTGTTTTTGAAGCAAAGAATAAAAAAAGAATATCCTCAAAGAATTCGACCTACCTCAAAACTGCATAAAAAATCAATTTAAGCTCAGCTCATTAACCTCTAAACTGTTAGCAATTTGTGTTCATATGAGCACTTTTTATAGTCATGTTTTGGCTACCAACAGCAATGTTAAGGTTGAACAAGATGGATTTTAAGTTACGTCACTGCGTTATCCATGAACTAATCAAAGAAAGCGGCAAGCAGAAAGTTGAAACCACTATCAAATCGGTACTTCCTAATGACGACGAATATGTTTGTCAGTTGGTGCAGTCTTTAACCGAATTGATAGGTAAAAAAGATAATCAAGCATCACGTGGGACCTTCGATTACCAAGATGTGACCTTCAAAGTTCCCCCTGCATTTAAGACGTATTATGATGGGGCTGCTACATCGGAAGATTTTCACAAGTTTTCCTTGGTCTGCATGAGTGAACTGTCTCGCCAAGCCAAAGATCCATCTCGAGTGGCTGCTTCAGGTGGGGCTATCGTATTCGCCCACTATGTTCGTGGTGTGTCTGATTTCCTTCTCATTACCATGGTTAAACAGAAGGAAGCACTGCGTTTAGATAAGGACCTAAAGCCAGTTGGAACCGTTCAGATTGATTTAGCCAAAATTCACCAAGCTGCTCGTGTGAACTTTCATCGATTCCATGAATTCGAAACTTTACCTGAAGATGAAAAATCAACTTACTTAGCATTTGTAAGCCCCAAGGTGAATCAGGATGCATCTGGATATTTTGTTGCCGCCCTTGGATGCTCAGATAGTGTTCCCTCAGCAAGAGCTACAGACGCCGCCCTTAATGGTGTAAGAAGTTACTTTGATGCAAATGTAGATATCAAAGCGTACAAAAATGCTGCTTACGATGCAGTGCTTTACCATCTAAAAGAGAAAAAGCCGGGGGAAACTGCTTCCCTGGCTGAAATTGAGCATATCGTAAGGCAGGCTGTATCAGCAGAGAAACATATTCATATCGATAATTTAGTCGAGTATCTTAATGGAGAAGAAATAGGTGTTCCATTAGAGTTCGCTATAAACAGGGCTGTAGTAAATAAAAGAACAAAAGTTAGGACTAGAGCCAATGGATGGGAGTTAAGCTTTGAAAAACGATTCTTCGGTGAACAGGCTGGTTCTGTAATTCAGTATTTGCGTAAAGAAAAGAAATTAATAATCTCACAGTTGGATGAAAATACAATCCAAAAATTAGAAGATGCACTTAAGAACGAAGGGTAAATTATGTCTTCGATATATTTTGAAAAGCTGGTTAAATTTTACAGAGGGTTGGGGAAGCCTTTTGTTATTGACTGCTCATTCGAATATAGAGGGCAACTTGCTAACCAGTTCGATGTGTTTAAGGAGTTATGGGATAAATCTGATCAGAGTATCGCAGATTTTGACTTGTCTTTTGATTCCTGTTCCTGTGGTACATTATACGAGGACGCTTTCCCTGAAAATCTAACCGCGAGTACTGATATTACTCTTACAGTATCGTTGCCTGCTGGTGATTTTAGATTTATTGAGTCATTAGAAGACTTTTTACTCATAGATAATAATTTAAATACAGGCGGGGTTGTTGAAAATGTTTATCTTGTAAAAGAAGATTTTTTATTTGGTGAGGTTGACTCTGCAAACGAACATGTTTTGAAAGCATTACAGCTTTCGAACTTTATTACAGAACTTTATGATTTAGCGAATTATAACGACCGTGTAGAGCATAGCGGTTTGTTAAAGCTAGTATTTATTGATACAGGGAATTCTAAAAAAACATCTCCAATTGTTATCGAGCCAAGAATTACTATTGAAAGCATTTCCTTCCCTATGGTTGATTTGGCTATCTTCAAAAGTATAAAGGAGAATGGAACGGACAATGCACACATTCAAGAAAAACAAGCTATGTTTAGAGTGTCAATAATTGAGGTGCTTAAGGACGTAGATGAGAGCAAGGATAAATTTAATTTTCTGATTGAACAGTGGGAGTTATTGAAGGAAACATATTATGGTAATTTTGAATGTTATTTAACCAATTTTTCATTTTTAAAACAGAAAAAAGAAGCAGCGGAAAATTACATGACGGTGTCTTCAAAGATTTCAGGCACACTTTCGTCTATATCTGGTAAGTTGTTCGGGCTTCCAATTTCTTTTGCCGTAGCTGTTGCTATTTTAAAAGCAGATAAATTTGAAAGTATTTTAGCTTTGTTAGGTGTTGCAATAACATCCCTGTTAATTGCACTTACTATTTATGATCAAAAAAAAGTGCTTAAATCCATCATGGATTCAATAGATGCTTTGTTTAGCCATACAAAAGCTCAGCGGAGCGGGGAACTTGCAGAGTTAATTTCAAAGCATAAAGAAAACCTCTATTCTCAGGCTAGGGGGTTAGATGTTGCAATGGTATTTTTACTGATTATTTCTACTTTGCCTGTTATAATTTCTTTAGGAGTCTATATATTTAAATTTCATCCTTCTGTAATTTTGCGGTTTAATCATTTTATTGATGTGTTTATGAATCAATTGATTAAGTGATTTTGTTAATTAAAGGTTTATCTAGACTAGGGCTAATTTGTACCTTCCTGTCATAGATAAGTACCTGACTTTCAGTTTTGTGTCCGCTGAATATCTGCTTGTCCCTACTGCTCCCTTCAAAATCTGAAATAGCTTTTGCCTTAATATCGTGGAATGTGTAATCCAGTTGTCGGTTTAGTTCACTCTGTGCTGCCCGCACGGCTTTTAGCCAGCGATTATTGAATGTCTTGCGGATGAACTGCCCGCGATCGCTGTTATAGAGAACCAATGCGTCAGGTGAAAGCTTCGGGCATGCTGCCTGTGCCGTTTCCAGTGCTTCCCGCAGGCGAGGTGTCCAGACCTTTATCTGTTTTTTCCCGGTTTTGCCCTGTTGGATAAAAATCCCTTTATCAGATATTTGCATCCAACGTAGCTCAAGTACGTCAGCTTGTCGCGCAGCGCATAAGTAAGATATTTCCATTGCAGCTCTGACGACGTGATCAGCATGTTTATAGATTGCCAGATAGTCTTCGTCAGTAATGTATTGCTCACGGGCCTTCAGAGAGAATTTGCTGACGCCGGCACAAGGGTTTCCCTTAACGTATCCGCGCTCATATCCCCAGCGGTAAACACGAGACATGCTGCTCATTTCCTGGTTGGCCTGGTTCTTACTTTGCAGACCTCGACGATCCATAAACTGGCGCACGTCCTCTGGTTTGATTACGTCAGCTTTAACCTTGCCGAATACAGCAAGTAGTTTTTTCTGATGTTGCAGATAGTCACGCTGGGTTCGTATTGCCAGCTCTGTGTAGTAGGCGCTTTTGAGAAACATTCCCCAGAGCTTTTCGAACGTCATTACATCTGAGTAATTCCGTCGTTCTTCCTCATACCGTTTCCATAATGCTGACATAGTGAGAGTGATTGGCCCCAGTGTCACGGTCTCCCGTGACGTGGGTTTGTAGTAGTAACGCGTTTTTGTTTTGGATACGCGCGGCGGCAGTTTGTTATCTCCAGGATCCTTTCTTCTGCGCCCCATTTAAATAGCTCCGAAATCGGGTTTTTCTTCTGTGCTGGTCTGTACGGTGATCTGCCCGTTCAATACAGCGTTAATGTGCGTCCAGGTAACCATCGGGCGACCTTCCCGGTCGGGTATGTACGAGACGCCGCCACGGTCGAGAATTTCCCTTTGTTTGGATGCCTTCTGATAACCGGTAAACTCAATCAGTTCTGCGTCTGTTAGCAGATCGTTTTCTCTGGTCATGTTGGTCTTTCCTCATCATCCGGTACACGGCGTCATCAGCATCACTGCATGCGCGTTCGATGTCGGACTGGGTCAGGGCCTTCTTTCGTACGCTTGCCGATAACCGGCCAATCTTTATATCGAAATCTGTGAGCAGAGTAGCTCCGGGTTGCCATCGCAGCATTGCAGCCTCCTGTGTTGGGTGAGGCCACAATGCTAGCGATAGTATGGTTTTATTTCTGATTACGCTTAATCAGGTTTTCGGGTAGGAATGCGCCTTTCTCACGAGTCACTTTAACGCTTTTCGGCAGGTGCATTCCCAACTCGCAACGGCTACGCGCTTCAATAATGCCGTTACTGCCATCTGAAAATACTACGTGAACCGCATCGCCACGTTTCAGGGATAGTTTCAGCATAGTTAACGTACCTGTAGTGAGCGTTCGCCGATCTCAAGGTGAGCACCCGGTACCGGATTTAACAATTCTGCTGGTACTTCACCACCATCAGCCGTGATTTGCGCTGCGGCAGCTTCCGCAGCCTCGATCGCTTCTTTGATGGCTTTTTTGTCCGGAGCGACAATCGTCTGAACAGTAACCAACTCATCCGGTAATAGCTTTTCGTTGTCGATAACAACGCTGACGCTACCTTTTCGGGCAGTAAAGCTATTCTTAGGGGTCTTGAGCTTGTCCAGATTGGCAGCAAGCAGGCAAGACAGAATATATTTACGAAGCGTTTTATCTTTATTTTCGAAAGACTTTTTACGCTCAGCCAGGCGCTTGATTTCTTCATCGCATGTTTTGGCATGGCCAAGGTTATTACGCGCAATGACCATGATGGCATCCAGCTTATCCGCCAGTTCCCCTTCAATTCCTTCCAGTGTATCGGTGATCATCTCCGGAGTTAGTTCATCAGAGCTTTCCAGCAATTGCAGAAGGTTGGTGTAGTCAGCAGCTAACGCGATTGCAGTAGTCATTATGCATTCTCCTGGGATTTGTTCAGTTCAGCGATACGTTCATCTTTGATGGTTGTCAGGCGACGCAGGCGCCCACTTAAATAGCGCGCATGTTGCGTGTCACCCTTCGCCTCTGCATCCTTGCGATGCACTTCTGCTTCACGGGCAATCGAAGAATAAACCTTGTTGATCTCGTTCTCTGACACAGCTGATGCAAGAGTGTTTGCTACTCGGGTCAGTTTATCGTCCAGTTCCTGACGTACGCGGGCTGCATCCTCTGCGTTTTCGCTGGCGTTTTTGAGCGCAAATTCAGCTTTATTTTTCTGGCGATATTCCGGGTTGTCGTACAGGCCCATGAAAATATCTGCGCAGAAACCGAGTGCAGATAATGCTTTTTTGGTTGCGTCAGTCAGTGATTTTTTTGTCGCTTCACCATCGCAAATAGGACCGTGTTTGCTGCCGTAAATATACGGAGTACACCCGAAGGATATCTCTTCCCCGCGTTTGCCATTCCGGATGTACCAGAGCCTGATTTTGATAACATGGTTTTTCTCAGTCAGGATGCCGCCTATACCGTCAGGGATAAGCTCCCATGTATCGTTACCGTCAGATCCTTTTACCTTGCGAGTGATTGGTGCACCATCATCAAAGCGTTCCTCCAGAATATCCACACCCCAGCCGATACCTTTCGGACCAAACTCGCGGGTCGCGATCATGGTCATGTAGGTACCATTGATGGAGGTTCCGCCGCCATTCACAGAGAATGCGGAGGTAAAGCGCTCATCTGTTTTGAAAACTTCTTTCCACAACTCCAGGTTGTCGCTTTCGCCAGCCTGCATTTCATTAATGCTCTTAACCAGTTCGGACGCCTGAGGAAGTGATTCTTCACGCTTAACACGCTCGACGAGCAGATCCACATCCTGAACGAGAGTTTTCACTTTATCGCTCAGATTTTCATTCGGTTGGTAAGCGGTCTCTTGGCTGGTCGCATATACTCCGTAACCCATATTGTTTAGCGTTTCACGAGCTTGTTCCGCATGGTCTTCTGTAACTGTTTCCTTTTCTGCCACTTCCGGTTTTTCATCTTCATTTGAGGCTGTTTCAGGCATAGTTCCATCACGCGAAAGTGTTCCGTCATCGTGGGTTGAATCCTGTGGTTGGGTATCGGTTTTAACCCATTTAGGATCATTTGGGTCGCTGATACCTTCCACATATTCGCCGCGTTCCGCCGCAAGCTGCTTGCCAGTTCTTTCTGCATCCGTTTCGGCACATTCGAGTTGACCATGTTCAGCCAGCCATGAATCAATATGGCGTCGCAGTGACTCAGGGAAATGGTATGTATCTTTAGATGGGACATTCTGAATAACCCCAAAGATACTCGGACGGTCATATTTGAGAATCTGCTCGGTAGTACGCAATGCCGCTGACCAACGTTTGAAATCTTCCCGGTCATCGGAAATCATTTTTTCCGCATCACGGAGATTTCCTGATAACACAGGCGCATCCGGAGCGATGGGAAGTAGGGCAACGGCAATTTCCTGATCCAGTGTTGCGTAGGTGTGTTTATAACCACGTTGTGGCGCCACAGCGACATTGTTATTTTTAACGCAGGTATTAAGTGATGATGTTTTGTTTGGCACCATCTCTTCACGCTTACTTGGGTTTTCCAGCCAGCGTTTAATAAATTGCGAAATCGCAGCCTTACCCGGAGTTTGATCTTCAAAGTTTGCGTAAATGGCCTGAATGAGATTATTCAGCCCTTCAACATGCATATGTTGCACGGGTTCGTTATTGTGCAGCGCGTGGAGAATATTGAGATTAACCCGATCATCCTCATCAAGGGGTTCATCGTTATTTTCCAGATTATCGAGATAATCCAGCACCTGAGAGTAAAGAACTCCATCGATGGGAGAATCGCTGAACATAAGGACGGCCGCGAAGCGTTCCCGGGATGGTAGCTTTGCCAGATCGATAATCTCGTTACTGGCTGGCAGATTTGAAACGTTGGCCTCCGGGTCGTTGATGACCCATTTTTCCCCGTCGAATGTGTGTGCCAGGGCAAATTGTTCATCAAACTTACCAACAGTCGGCAGTGGCAGACCTTCGGCATGTTCCCATAACTTGGGTTTGAAGTAGTTGTCTCCGTTGGCCGGGTAGGCTTCCCAGAGTTTGCCTGTCATGATGCTTTCTGCCACTTTTTTGTTTGGCGCATCAATTGCGATCGCTAGTTGAACGGCCCCGCAATCTTTAACCGCTGATTTTTTGGGCTCGAATAAGCCGTTGTAGATGGTCATTGGTCTTTCCTCTTTGGTTACTGGCGCTGGTCTGGCGCCGGCTGATCAAAATGGGATGTCGCTTTCCTGAACAGGGGTGTGATCAATACACAGCAGTTGCTGAATTTTGTCGTCGACACGGTCAATCTGACGTTGTGCTTCCGCCGCAATCGTCTCCTTCTGGCCGCGCAGCTGGTCGACCTGCAGAGCGATGATGTCGAATGGTTCAGGCTGGTTTATATCGAGGGTAATTTCACGGGTTTCCAACAAAACGTATGTGTCCGGAAAGTTGCGTGACATGTCACAGGTGGCAACGATGTATTTATCCGAAGAAAACGTTTGGGTGTGGTAGTGAATGTACAGCTTTACTGGTATGGCAAGCGCTTCCATAGCGGCTCCTTGTTAGTTATACTCAGAGCTGGCTGTCAGCTCCTTCGGGAGAGATGGTCTTTCCTCGTCACAAGCTTGGTCGCTTGTGACAAATCCGAATGGTTTGGTCACCGTTCGGGGTAACTGGCCCGCTTTGTGCGGGCCTTTTGCTATCCAAAAGTTGCCCGTCTTTCCGGGCTGTCAGGGCTGGTCATGCCCAATTGGTCTTTCCTCCCGGACTTTCCCGGCGTCATACTGCTGGTCAACTCTCACCTTCAGGGAACGCTATCGCAACAGCAAAATAGGGATGTGGCGCCAGGTGCTTATCTTCTGGTTGTCTCGATGGACTGCAATTCGCCACAATTCGAATTCTGTGTGGTCTTTCCCGCATGTCAGCGTACTGGCGGCGCCCCGCGGAATTCTTTGCCTGTCTTTCCAGACCGTCAGAACGATTTTCTGAACAACTGCCGCGTGGTTAGTGCGTCGTTGATGGAGTGAAGCTTAACTAAAGGTAAGTTGATGATCAATGGTTTTTGCTTAAAAAAAATTAAGTTATGGCGCGATATTCTATAACCTATTGAAAATTTTATTTATTTTTTTTGTGATTTTTTTCTAGCAGCTAATAGTTCTTCGAAAAGAGCGTTGAAGTCATCAACCTTTTGCTCTAATTCAGTCAAATGCCTGTCTTTTTCTGACTCAGGAAGGGAATCGAAAAGCTCAAGTAGTTTGTGTTGGCGATCGTCTAACTCTGTAGGAATTTCAGATGGGGGTAATGGAGTTTGGTCATCATCTCCATAAAGTAGCCATGTAGGGGAGCACTTCAGGACTTTACTTAACGCGAATAGATTCTTGCCACGGGGCTGCGTTTCACCGCTTTCCCATTTAAAGATAGTGACGTGCGAAACCTTCACAGCATCTGCGAGTTTCTGCTGTGACATATCTAATTGTGTTCTTCTGCTGCGGATACGGTCGTTCAGTTCGATGTTCTTCATAGGGTTAATGTAAATTAATTTGACTTACCTTATGTTAAGTTGTAGTTTCCAAACAAACGTTAATACCTGGAGGTGTGTGTGCTTACAAAAGATGCAATAAATTATTTTGGTAGTAAGGCCAAATTGGCAAAAGCATTGGGTGTATCTCAGCCCGCAGTTTCTCGTTGGGGAGTGCATATCCCCGAAAAGAGGGCCGCTCGTCTGGCTCTTATGACCGCTGGTGAGCTTGTATACGATCCATGCGAATACCAGGAAATTTCAAAGACTGATGATGCAGCTTAACAAAGAGCGTATTTGAAATCTGATTACGCTTAATCAGGTTTTCAGCGACAGGAGACGCGACGAAGTGGAAAACCTCGACGAACTGAAAAGAGAAATCTTCAACTGGGCTGCTGAGCGTGGGCAGGAACATGTTGCTATTGAGATCACTCGCATGTGGTTTCGAATGGGTGGCAATACCAGCTGCGTAAAACTTCACCCGATGGAGGATTCGAAAGGTAATGCTGACTGGCGGGCAATCAACAACAACCGGCAGCAGATTTTTCGCTGGCTACGTGGTGAGACGAAAGCGGCAAGAATCAAAACTAAAGCGCTGGCCATGGCGATGGAAGCTGCATTACCTGCGGAACGATATGCACAGCTGGGAATGACCACTCAGCAGTTAATTTGCATTGCGATTCGTGATTTTGCCGCAGCGATTATTGCTCTGTTGCTTGATGCAAGGGATCGACCCCAGCGGATAGCACAGGCATTACAAGCCATACAGGAAACACAGCGCCTGACCAGCGTTTAACTTGTATCGAGGAAAGACCAATATGCAGACATCAACAGACCGCATCACCTGGCGGAACGGCTGGCGTTTAAATGGCGAACCATCCTGTGCGCATGATGTACGTGGAATATTTGAAGAACGCCTGTCCGCAAAAAAATGGGAAATCTATGAGAAACGCAAAGCTGAGATGATCGAGACGTGCGTTTTTCTCACACCAAAAGACTACGAAATAGCCTGTCGTGAACTGGCTGAGCTGCTGGGGATCTGACTATGAGCATGACCCTAATGGCCCGGGCTATGGCAATAAAAACCGGAAACCCAATCCGTAAACTGGTGCTGATTAAACTTGCTGATAATGCCAATGATAATGGCGAATGCTGGCCATCTTATCAGCATATTGCTGATCATTGTGAATGCAGCAGGAGTGCTGTTCGTACGCACATTGACGCGCTTATTGGCATGGGCGTTTTAACAAAAGAAAACCGCATGGGTATAAACAATGGTAAGGGCAATACGTCGAATGTGTATTACCTGAATCTTGATACCCCTGTGCCACCAAAAAGCACAGCCCCTGTGCCGTCAAAAATCACAGGTATGCCGTTAGAAAACACACCCCCTATGCCATGTGGTGGCACCAGAACCAGTCACTCTTTTGAACCAGTCAATGAACCTAATGATCCCCCTAACCCCCAAAAGGGGGAGGGTGACGAATTGATCCTAGCTGACGCTAAAAAAGCCCTGGAATTCTACAACGAACAAACAGGTACCCGCTGCCGTGATGTTAAGCCGTTCATTCCGATGCTTACGCCGACACAAACACGGGAGGCATACACACTGGCTGAACTGCAGTTAGTTATTCGTTGGGTTCTGGCGACATGGCGCCGCCGTGGTTCTGGTTTACCAAAACCTTCCAATATCTGCCGCGTTAATCGCTTTGATGGTTATCTCGCTGATGCCGAAGCATGGGCCACTACGGAGGCTGATGTTGATCCGGATGCCGTCATGAACGGCTACAACGAGATATTCGCTGACACACTGCCTGCTGCTGAACTGGATGCAGATCGCCGCAGGATGATTATTCGCCTGGCAGCCCATATGAAAAATAAAACTACGGGAGCATTCCTGGGTTACTTCGAAAAATTCCGAGCTGATGCCCCCGATTTTTATTTCGGTTCTAACGGTGGATGGCGCGCCAGCTTTGACTATTTGATGAAACCAGAAACTTTACGTAATACCCGGGAAGGTTCGCTATGACTCCGCAGGAACTGGAAGCGTGTGTGCTGGCAGGGTTGCTGAATGGCGGTGCTACACCTGACGCATTTGACGTGATCGCATCCACGCCAGAGGAATCATTCAGCATTGGTTTTTATCGCCGTGCATTCAGCGAGATAAAAAAACAGGCACTGACTAACGGCATGATCGACATGCTTTTCATCAGTGAAGCGCTGGGCGGTTCAAGTCTGGCTGATTTGTCGGAAATTTCCCGCATACCTGCAACGATTCCGAATCTCAAAGGGTATGCAGGGAAGATGGTTAAGGCATGGCGCAGCCGTGCGCTGGCGAAACTTTTGCAGGATGGCGCCGACGGCATCCGCAATGCAGCCAACCAGGAACAACGTGATCAGGTTGTGGAAAAGGCTGTGGCGCAGCTGCTGGATATGACCGCTGAAAGCGGCGACGTTCAACCGGTACACATTAACGAGCTGTTGCCTGCCTACATGGACACCGTACAGAAACGCATGGAAGGCGATGAATCCACGCGTAACCTTCTGACCGGGATTGCGGATCTCGATAACGCTACTGGCGGTATAAACCAAACCGATCTTGTGGTCGTGGCAGGTCGTCCAGGAATGGGTAAGACAGAATTTGCTCTGACTGTTGTGGAAGGTGTTACAGCAAAAGGCGGAGGCGCGCTAATTTTCAGCATGGAAATGGCTGCTGCTCAAATTGTTGAGCGCTCGCTGGCTGGCGCCGGAAACCTGTCTGTTTCCCGTCTGCGTAACCCTCAGGATATGTACGATGAGGACTGGGCGCGATTAACGGCTGCGATAGGTGAGCTTACGGATCGTGATATCTGGATTGTCGATGCAACCGACCTTACGGTTGAACAGATTCGCGCTATTGCCGAAACACACAAACGGCGTCATCCACATCTGGCGATGATTATGGTCGACTATCTCGGACTGATAAAAAAACCGAAGGCGGAGCGTAACGATCTCGCTGTAGCGCATATTTCCCGAAATCTTAAAACGATGGCTATGCGCCTGCACACGCCAACCTTCGCGCTGAGCCAGCTCTCCCGCGCCGTCGATGCGCGCCCGGCGGCACAGCGCCGCCCGGTAATGTCAGATCTGCGTGATTCAGGCTCTATTGAGCAGGATGCTGACAGCATTCTGTTTCTGTACAGAGATGAAGTTTATAACCCAGAAAGCCCAGCTGCAGGTGTAGCTGAGGTCATCCTCGGCAAATGCCGCTTTGCAGCTGCTGGTACCGTAGTTTACCAGGAGTTCAAAAACGGACACTTTCTGCCGATCGATCAGCACATTGGCAAAGAAAAAACACGAATTCAACTGGAGGCAGCAAAACCCAGAAAACCGCACCGTAAATATGCCGAGAAGTACAACACCGACGCATTTTAAAACGCTTGACCAGCGTGAAATACAATGAGGAAAGACCAATGACCGATTTAATTTATCCTAAAGTAGCGACAGCTGACGATGCCTGTGACTGGACAAACGTAATCATCTGGCGGATGAACGCAGGTGCCAGGGCTCGCAGCCGTTCGGTTTACGTACCTTGCCCGCGTCCGGTCCCTGTTCCGGGGTTAACTGCTCGCACGGCCCCAAAAACTAAAAAGTCAAAACCTGTTGAAACCAACCCACGCTGTTTCAGTAAGACGCATACCGGAACTGTTATTTACTCAGGAGGAGAGAAGACCGTAAAACTTCGCGAAACGGCAACTGTATGGACTTCTGGTAGCAAAGAGAATTACGACAAAAAAACAGGGTACAGAGTTGGGATTAAGAGTCGTTGCAGACTTTTGCTTGATTCCATTAAACCCATTGCGAATCCCACTGAATCCCCATTACCCCAAAAATCCAGCGAGCTGCCGGCTGAATACCTGGTGGCGATTATGAAGGGTAAAACGCTCTCATATCAGGGGATCATGTCAGCGATTAAAAAATATTACCCGGACATCAAAATAAGTCTGGAGCAACTACAGAAACGCGTCTTTGCGCTTTGCATGTCGAACTTTGTTGGCATTGAGCGGCATGACGACATGCCCGTTACACACTTCACGCTTAAAAGCGTTGATCCCCGTTTCTACGTTCACTCAGAGAAAAACATGAGGGCTTAAGGCATGACCGGGCAATCGGATTACCTCCCGCCCGGTCTCCCGCTCAATCGTGCGAAATGGCCGCAAGAATACCAACTCAAGGAGCATTACGATATGCGCGCTGCCGCGCTCGTTCGTCAGCTCTATGAGCGGAAAGTTACTCGTCAGACGGTTATTCAGCACATTGATGCAACGCCGGAGAGTTATCGGGAGTTTTTCAGACAACGTTTGAATTACTGGAGAGTTACATATGAGGTGACTGCACGGAATAAATAATAAGACATGGCTAGCAATTCAATTTATGCTAACCATGTTTAAATTATGGGTGCGTTATTACTGAACGATGTTCTTTACCTTTAAGTGCTTCAATTATGAACTGAATCTGTTTATTTGTGGTTTTTTCTAAAATGTCAATGTTAAATAATTCCGCATAACTATCACGTTCAGTACATGGACCAGAAAGTAGTGGGTGAAGTCTTTTTTTGCACCCGCTATTAGTATTTTCTTTAGGTTTGCCAATAACATCTAAAAGTAAACCTTCAAGACACGGTTGCGACCCGACAAGATTTATTCCAGCGGATATCGCTCTTTCTTTATATGTTTTAGGCCAACAAAGATCAGTATCGAGAAGAACAATGACAAAATCATATCCATCGCAATTCTTACATGAAATTGCGTGAGTTATTATATGCTCAGGCCCCTTTCCACCAGCAGTAATAACTGTAACTTTAAATTTTCCATTTGAAAATAAGGATTTCAGATGGGAAAGAAAAGCTTTTTCCGCATATCCTTCCCCAACTAATAGCAGAGTTTTATTAATGGTGCGCCGTACAACTTTCTTTTTAGCCATTTCAAATTCCCTTTGTAGCTTAGATATTAATATTAGGTACGCCGCCTAACGCGCCAGTAATATATTTAGCATACAAATTATCTTGACTTCTTAAACCCTGAATGTCATCAAGACGCCATGCCTCGCTAATGCTGTTTGATTTTTCAACTAAATAAACATTATGTTTTTTCAATGATTTAAGTATTTCTGCTGTGTGACAGCTAAAAATCAATTGTGACGATTGTTTATTTATTCCATCATTTGCAAACATATCTAATAATTCGCGGATCATATAAGGGTGGAGGTCACTGTCCAATTCATCTATAACGGCCACACCACCATAATGCAGCGCGGATATCAACTTGTAAATAAAGTAATAACACGCTTGAGTACCAGTGGACTCCATAATGAATGGTACTTCAAATTCCTGGCCGTCATGTATATGAATGCCATAAGGTAAAACTCGAGTTTCTGTTTCACCTGTCTTTTTATCAATTATCTCTTCTTTTTTTATTTTAATATCTTTTAAACCAAAATCCATTCTGGTTAGATATTTCTTCGCTTTTTCAAAAATTTCTGGGTCTTCTTCATAACATTCTGTAGCATCTAAAACTTTACCATAATTAAAGCTCGACTTGCCAAACACATTGAGATTATTTTCAATGCTGTAAAAAATATAATGCATGGCATCTGCAATGAGATTATTACCTTTTCTTCTAAAATAAGAAATAGCGGAGGCATTTTGAGGGACATTTTTTAGTTCACTTGCAGAGAAATCATTAGCACCGCTTTTAACTTTATAAGTCTCTGTGGCTTCGTCAAATTTTCTATAGAAAACAGATGAGAATAATCTGCTTGTCTTATATTTCAATTCTTCATGTAACACTCTTTTCTTATTAAATTTCAAGAAATATTTAAATTCAGAGTGTTCTGAATCCTCCTCTTTAATTCTACTCTCTACAAAACATATCTCAATCTCAGAAGGCTCACTTTTATTGCAAATATGTGGATAAATAGGTAAAGAATCAGAGTTATCCATAGATTTAAAGGAATCACTACAAAACCAGCTTAAAAAAGCAAGTGGTTTTATCATGTTAGACTTGCCTGAGCCATTTGCACCCATTACAGCTAAAACTTTAGCTATTCGATCATCACCCCACTGCTGGTCAAGAGGGGATTCTGAAGAATTTGCCTTCAAAGTAAGGTCAACAAACTGCTCTTCTTTGAAAGAATGGAAATTTTTAAAACGATACCATTTAATCATACTCGTCCCACTTAGACATTTTTTTGTTTAATGTCCCTTAATATGGCATTTGTGATACACATTGTCCATGGTGAATTTGTCTGAAGCTTCAGTTGCTAGGCATTTGCTGCGTTTTGATACGAGCTAGCTATATGCTTGCGCAAAAAGTGTAATGAGGTGGTCGAGATACCTCGTGGCATTTGTTCATCAGCAGTTTTTTCGTTTATTACGTGAGAATCAGGCTTACATATCATTAGTGGATCTCATTTTTATTTTATTAAACAATTAGTTACATTAAAGTTGGTGTGTTTTTTTTGCACGCAATTCCTTTTAATGTTTGCACTGACTGCTTCCTGGATGTATAAATACTGTGTTTTTATACAGCTGTTTTGTGCAGGAGGGGACGTGTTCAAAAAGATGGAGATAGGGAAGCAACTCCCCGATAACGGTCGTGTTCTCATAACCTGCAAGAATGGTCAGGTGACAGCACTCAGAAAAATCTATGATGATGAGCATGTCGCATCGCTTAAGTCTTTGTTAGAGCTGGCTGAACAAGCAGGTTGTGTCGTTGTTCAAAGAGGCAAAACTAAGATATAATTATTGTACCGGACTGAACACCCGGCACCTGTATTTCTGAGCAATTGCTGCGCTAAAGGGGAAACCAATGGCGCAGTATTCATTTGTAAAATCAGCAGGCGGAGTATTAATTCCGGCGACGCCTGATGCACGGGAATTTATCGAGAAAAAATTCCGTCTTGGTGCTGTTTTATATGCAGACTTTAAACAGGCACGTAATGCGGCATTTCACCGTAAATTTTTTGCACTCCTGAATCTTGGTTTCGATTACTGGCAACCGTCGGGCGGTGCAATATCCCCAGCAGATAAAAAACTGGTTCGTGGGTATGTGCAGCTGGTGGCCCATTATGCTGGCCATGAAGAAACACTCCAGGAACTGGCCGATCAGTATCTGCGTGAAGAGGCAGAAAAACGCGCCGGTAATATCAGCGCTGTAAAATCCTTTGAAGCCTTTCGCGCCTGGGTAACTATTGAGGCGGGTTTTTATACTCAATACGAAATGCCAGACGGTACTACCCGCAACGAACCCAAATCCATATCGTTCGCCAAAATGGACGATCTTGAGTTTTCCCAACTCTATAAATCCGTACTTGATGTGCTATGGAATTATATTTTGTTCCGCACATTTCCCACCCAGCAGGCTGCAGAAAACGCCGCCTCACAATTATTCAGTTACGCCGCATGAAGAAAATCGATCTCACCAAACAGGCGCGCGGTCGCATGTGTACTGTGCGCATTCCAGGTATCTGCAATTTTGATCCAGAAACCAGCGTTCTTGCCCATTATCGCATGAGTGACACCTGCGGGATGGGAATCAAACCACATGACATGCAAGGCGCAATTGCCTGCAACTGTTGTCATGACGTAATCGATGGCCGTGTAAAAACCGATATTGAACAGGACACTCTGAGGCTATATCACGCCGAAGGTGTTTTCCGTACCCAACAAATCTGGAGAGAGGAGGCGTTTATATGATTAACCCATCAACGACAGGAAAAGGGGGGGAAATGCTGCGATTAAACACCCTCGAGTCAGTCTGGATTCAGGGTAAACTTCGTATGTGGGGCCGATGGTCATATATTGGATCCGGCTCAGGTGGTCACATGTTTAATAACCTTCTCGCGTCAAAAAAAGTCAGTAAAACTGCCATTCAGCAGGTGTTGAAGCACCTCAAATCATCAGGTCTGGATCACGGTGAACTGATGTCATATTTTCTGGACATGCTTTCCGGAAAAGAAAAAAGCAACCTGGCATTCTGTACCGATGAAGAAGGCCTATTAATGGATGCTGTGATCGGTGAAATATTGGTTCGGACTGGTCATCAGCGTCTTTTTAAATTGGTAGTTGATCGGTACAAGGATCGTATGAGTAAGAAGGCTATGGCAAGAGAACTGAATACCCGTCATCCGGAATGGTGTCTACGAACCTGCGAAAGCCGAATTGATGTCTGGCTGCAGATGGCAGAAGCCATGCTGTACTTACCAATGTGTGATGTATTCGATAAAAAAGCTGATCGATTCCGGTTGCAAATTTGCGCGGGGATTGCTTGAATTCAGCTATGCTCGCGAAGCTACACCCGCAGCGATAGATAAAAATTAATAACCCGCCATCAAGCGGGTTTTGTTGTTTCTGGAGGATGGGAAAATGAAATAGCTAAACGGAAATACCGTATTGGATGCCATGTTTTTGGCAGCGTGACGACAGCGTTAATCTGGTCGGGCTCCCATGGCGACGTAGTGAGGGAGAGGAAGCGTAAAGCATCACTGAGTTACGGTTGGCGCCCGGTTTAACGCATCAAGTAGCCTGCTCCGCGACACTCACAGCGGCAACGATTAACGGACCTCGGCATTTGTCGGGGTTTTCTTATTTAAGGCCGCTGAAAGGTCCGTTTAGTGCAACTCCTTTCTCCGCTTCCGCTCCTGGATGTTCGGGGATTTTTTATTCCCTCAATTAGCACCCGCAATATGCGCGAGGTGAGAGATCATGAAAATGCCTCATAACCCCAATACTTGGCCGGACTGGCTGGAATTATTCCAGAGCTGGTGGCGCGGAGATACGCCGCTGGGCGCTGTTCTCATGTCGTTATGCATGGCTGGTTTACGCATCGCTTACTTTGGTGGTGGTGGCGGCTGGAAGAAAAAAACACTCGAAATTCTTCTTTGTGGCGCTCTGACTTTGACCTTCTCATCAGCTTTGGAATATTTCGGTTGGCCTAAATCTCTGTCTGTGGCCATCGGTGGCGGCGTCGGGCTGATTGGTGTTGATGCCATCCGAGGATTTGCAATGCGGTTAATTGGCAATCGACTTGGTGTCGGTAGCGACAATAACAAGGTGTGATTATGACAACTAAGACTCCGCGTGGGATCCGCAACAATAACCCCGGAAATATTCGCTGGGGTGACGATTGGAAAGGCCTGGTCCCAAAAGATCAACGAACGGACAAATCATTTTGCCAGTTCACTACTCCTGAATATGGCATCCGGGCAATGATTATCATCTTGCGTAATTATCAGCGTAAGTATGGATTGGACACGGTAAGCGGCATTATCAAACGCTGGGCACCACCGAACGAGAATATCACGCAGGCCTATATCAATAGCGTGGCTCAGGCGACGGGCGTTACTCCCGACCAGCGCATTGATACCAATGACAGTCGCTTCATGATTAAGTTGCTACAAGCCATCATTAAGCACGAGAACGGGAACCAACCATACAGCTCTGATACATTTGATCGCGCTGTCGAACAGGCAGGCTAATTATGGTTCTCGCGCTGATACGAAAATACTGGAAGCCATTAGCAGAAATACTGCTGGTGGCTTTTTTGTTATGTGCGACAGCGTACTGGTGTTATTCACGCGGGTATCAGGAGGCGGACTCATCCTGGAAATTGCAGTGGGCGCAACGTGACCTTACTGATGCGACCATCACATTGCAGCGTGAAGTAACCGAAAGAGCAGAAGAGCAGCGCCGCCAGCTCGCCGTTGATAAGGAACGAGAGAAAGCCGATGAAGAACTGGCAAAAGTACAGGCTGATGCTGACGCTGCTAAGCGTGCTCGCGGTGGGTTGCAACAGCAGCTCGCCGAAATACAACGGCAACTCGCAACAAGTGAAACCGGCAGAATTTCCGCGATTGCAGCAGCAAGCCAGGCAAAAGCCGAGACCGGAATATTGCTCGCCCAGCTGCTCGGCGAAGCTGACGATCTGGCGGGAAAATTCGCAAAAGAGGCTGATGAGCGTTATGTCGCTGGAAGCGCCTGTGAACGAACCTACGACAAAGTGACAAAGTAGTGGGTCAAATTATTTGTGACCCGTACCAAATAAATAAAAATAAACACATATACCGGCTTGAATATGAATGGTCCCGGCACAACTTCATGTAACGCACTGGAACGACTCCAGCGTCTTCGTTATTTGATTAAGGAAACACCATGAAAGATGGTATCTATTTTGTTGTTTTCAGAAGTAATCAACGGGATTTTGGCAATGGTACCGTAGTTGTCAAAAACGATGCAGTAAACGGCGGGGATTTTGGTTTTACGTATCAGGGAAAAATTGAAGGTAACCAACTTATTCTGCGCGTATCACAGCATGATTTAAGTGTCACCTCGGTTTTCCCAGGGGTAAAGAATTTTGAACTGAGTCTTTCATTGCAGGAACGAGGACGTGATTACCAGTTAAATGGCTCTGTGGTCGGAATGCCTCAGATGCAAATTTCAATTGGTGCAAAATACATTGGTGATCTGATTTAGTTTATCAAGATGATAACTGAACCGCCTCCGGGCGGTTTTTTTATTGCCATTACAATGGGTAGTCCCATTGTAATGGTTTTAACCTCAGGTGCAGAATTATGGCAAAACCGGACTGGGGAGCACTGCAACACCAGTTCCTCTCCGAGCATGCTAAATCCGGTATTTCCCCCAAAGACTGGTGTGAAGCGCAGGGACTGAATTACACATCTGCCCGCCGCTACATAAAAAAACCGACTGCGCAAAATGCGCAACAATCTGCGCAGAAAAAAATGCGCACTGCGCAGGCAAGAAAAAGCGCAGAGAAACTTCTCGATAGTGAACTTACTCCCCAACAGAAACGCTTCGTTGCTGAATATCTCATAGACCAGAACGCGACAGCCGCAGCCGAGCGAGCTGGTTACAGTGACGCAAGCTATGGTAGGCAACTCCTAACATTACCTCACGTTGCGCAGGCAATTGCGCAGCAGCAAAGAGATTCACTTGTGCGCACTTTGGTGAGTGCGGATGAAGTGCTCGAAAAGATGTGGCAACTCGCCACATTCGACGCTAACGAAATCTCGCAATATCGCCGGGGATGTTGTCGTTACTGCTGGGGCTTTGGCCATCACTATCAATGGCGTGATGTTATCGAGTTCGAAGAGAGGGAAGCGGAGGCAAAAGCCAAAAAAGGGAAAGAACCGGACGATGCTGGCGGATATGGCTACAACCACAACCGCGATCCTAATCCTGATTGCCCTCGCTGCAATGGCGATGGAGTTGGCAGGCCGTATTTCGCTGACACAACCAAACTATCCTCAATAGCCCGCCTGGCATACTCCGGTACCAAGCTTGTGAAAGGTGGGATCGAAATATCGACCATCAGCCGCGAAAAAATGTTTGAAGCGATTATGCGGCGTTTGGGGCTTACCGAATCCGAACTGGCGCAACGGCTGCTGGATCTGGAAATCCGAAAACGCACCGCCGAAGCCGAACGTCTGGAACAAGAAGTTGAGCTTAAGCGTAAAGGCAAGGGCAAAGACGACGAGCCGACAGTGGTCATTAAACTGGTGAATTCCCCTGATGGCGACTGAACATGTTATTGAGTTCCTGCCGTTCCATGCAGGGCAAAAGAAAATTTATCGTTCTCCTGCAAAACGAAAAGTTATCCGTGCCGGTCGTCGTTACGGTAAGACAACGATGCTGGAGCAGGCAGGAGGGAACTGGGCAGCGCGGCAAATGCGCGTAGGCTGGTTTGCGCCGTCTTATAAAATTCTGCTGCCGTCGTTTAAAGCTATACGCGACCTGTTAAAGCCGATCACGATTAGTTCCAGTAAGACCGATGCGATTATCGAAACCATTGGTGGGGGGCAGGTCGAGTTCTGGACGCTGGATAACCCTGATGCTGGTCGATCCCGTAAATACCACAAAGTCATTATTGATGAGGGAAGCCTCGTTAAGAAGGGCATGCGTGATATCTGGGAACAGGCAATAGAGCCAACTCTGCTCGACTTTGATGGCGATGCAGTAATGGCCGGTACGCCTAAAGGCGTTGATGACGAGAATTTTTTCTATCAGGCCTGTAACGATAAATCGATGGGCTGGGAGGAACATCACGCACCGACCGCTGCCAACCCGACTATTAATCCGGCTGCGCTGGCGCGAATTATTGATGGTCGTCCGCCGCTGGTGGTTCAGCAGGAATATAACGCCGAATTTGTGGACTGGCGCGGGCAGAACTTTTTCAAACTCGATTGGATCCTGGAGGACGGCGCTCCTGTCGACTACCCATTTTCCTGCGATACGGTTTATGGCGTCGTTGACTGTGCGCAGAAGGGGAAACTCCAGAACGATGGATCCGCATGCATCTGGTTTGCGCTGGATAACCTGCCGTCGCCACACCTCGTTATTCTGGACTGGGACATTATCCAGATTGATGGATATTTCCTGAAAGACATTGTTCCTCAGTGGGAAGGAAAGGCCAAACAGCTTAGCGAAATATGTCGCGCGCGTATGGGGACTACAGGCCTGTTTATCGAGGACAAGGCAACCGGGATCACCCTGTTACAGCAGGGGGCTAATGAGGGGTGGAACGTACACCCTATCGACAGTGATTTAACGTCACTTCCCAAAGAATCCCGCGCCATCAACATTTCTGGTTATGTGGCGTCCGGGAAAGTACGCATTTCTAAATACGCCTTTGACAAAATCGTTGAGTACAAGCAATCGAAGAAAAATCATCTTCTGACGCAGGTGCTCAAGTTCATCATCGGTGAAGAAGACCAGGACGACGATCTGTTTGACTGCTTTAACTACGGCGTCGCGCTTGGACTTGGTAACGGAGAGGGGTTCTGATGCAGGACGACGACGATATTTGCATGGGCAGTAATGCTGGCGTCCTCAGTAAGATTCTGGAGGGCGGAAGCATTGAACCCGGCGCGCAGGCAGGGTACGAGCTCTGCAAGCTGATTTATTTGTTTCACCCGCTGGGCGGAAAGATGGTCGATCGCCCGATAAAACTGGCGATGTCAGAACCACGAACTGTACATGTTACTCGTGGACCTGAAAGGCGCCTGCGTGAAGCTTTCGAGCGCGAGTGGAAAGCAATTAAAGCCGATCGCATCATTGCTAACACTGCGCGCCAGTCCAGAATTTACGGTGTAGGCGCTGTGGTGATGCTCATTGACGGCGAGCCCACGAACGAAGCCGCTGAGTTTGACACGCTGTATAAAAAATCCATCACCTTCAACGTGTTGGATCCGATGAATACAGCTGGTTCTGTGGTGCTCAATCAGGATCCTAATTCTGCTGATTTCCAGAAGGTGGGAAGCGTGACTGCTGCGGGGCAACCTTACCATCATAGCCGCTGCTGCGTGATGATGAACGAGGATCCGATTTATCTGGCCTACACTCCGTCATCCTTCGGTTTTGCCGGGCGCAGCGTTTATCAGCGTGCGCTCTATCCGCTGAAATCATTCATTCAGTCGATGCGCGCTGATGACATGGTAACGATTAAAGCCGGGCTGCTGGTGGCGTTTATCAAGCAGGCCAGTTCTATCGTCAACAATATGATGCAGAAAATGTCCGGTATTAAGCGCTGGATGCTGAAGCGAGGCGGAAACGGCGATGTGTTACAGGTCGGTGAGAATGACAAAATTGAATCGCTCGATATGCAGAACCTCGAAAAGCCGCTGGATACTGCCCGTAATCACATCCTGGCGAATATCGCTACGGCGGCGGACATGCCTGCCATTCTGCTTAACAGCGAGACATTCACACGTGGATTTGGCGAAGGTACCGAGGATGCAAAAGCGGTAGCGCAATACATCGATGACGTTCGTAAAGACCTTGAGCCGCTTTACGATTTCTTTGTGCGCATCGTGCAATACCGCGCCTGGTCCCGCGAATTTTTCGAAGCATTGAAAAACGACGTGCCAGAGTACGAAAAAATCACCTGGGAGGCGGCATTCAATTCCTGGGTGAACAATTTCGACTACGTCTGGCCGTCAGCGTTGAAAGAGCCTGAAAGCGAAAAGGTCAAAGTTGATGAAACCCGCTTTAAGGCGATTACTGAGATGCTGAACGTGCTGCTGCCTCAGCTCACTAAAGACCCGCAAAACAGGGCAACGCTCATCAAATGGGCCTGTGAAAACGCCAACATGAACGAAAACCTGTTTGCTGATCGGCTTGAGCTGGATTACGAATTGCTGGAGCAATGCCCTCCGGACCCACCTCCAACAGGCAACGATAACGAGGATAACTACGATGGCCTCATTCGTGAAAGAGCTGCGTGACGCCATTAAACATTTTCTGGAATACGGTTACAGCAGCGAAGAAAGCCTGATCATGTGGACTGAGCGCCTGCGGAATGCCACAGAAAACAAAGTTGATGGAAATGACCTGTACCGATACGTCAGCCGCCGGCTAACTGCAGCTTATGATCTGGAGATCGGACGGGAAAAAGCGCTGAAACGCCATCTAGGTGTGAGTCGTTTCACGCTAAATTACCTTGAGCCGAAACTTCGTGCTGAGCTGGACCGCCGGATCATGGCATCCGCCGATCTGATAAAACTCAACCGTACGCAGGCCATTGATAAGACAATTCAGCGCTTCAGCGGGTGGGCAACCAGTATCCCGCCGATAAGCGAAATGAGCGTTGGTCTGTCGGCTTCTTCCCGGTCTGGTGTAATTGCTACTAGTCAGCACATCGCAAAATCAGCCCGCCAGATTGATTTCGAGCAGCGTCGGGTGATGGTCGATCAGACGCATAAGCTTATCGCCAACATTGATAACATCATTGCCACTGAGGGTGGGGCAATTGCTGCTGTCTGGCATAGCCACTGGCGACAGCCAAATTATGATTTCCGTGAACCTCATAAGGAGCGTGATTTGCTGGTGTATGCCATTCGTGGCAACTGGGCGATAAAAAAAGGATTCATGAAGGTTGGTCCGGCTGGCTATCTCGATGAAATCACTCAACCGGGCGAAGAAGTCTTTTGTCGTTGCTACCTGACGTTCATCTATAACGTCCGAAGCCTGCCTGATGAAATGAAAACCGAAAAATGGCGGAAATTCATTGAAGGCAACAAATCAGTCGGTCGTCGTTCTGCAAACTTCGAGACCATAAAAAACGGAGGATAAGTGAAAACCTACGCTGCCGGGATCCTGTTTAAGTCTGGCGGGAAAATATTTCTGGTTAAGCGTGGGGATGATGGTTCGTGGGCGGTACCGGGCGGAAAACTCGAAGAGGGGGAAACGCCGGAATCCGCGGCAAGGCGTGAAGTTCTGGAAGAGTGCGGGTTTGATTATTCCGCACCGCTGACGCCTCATACCCTGATTGATGGCTATGTTACCTACCTTGCTGATGATGCTGAGCAATTCGACGCGGTTTTGAACGATGAAAATCAAGCATGTGGCTGGTTTTCGCCAAATGAACTGCCCGATCCGCTACACCCTGGTATGGTGGCGATGCTTGATGCCGAACCACTCAATGAAATGGATGTTGCCGGGCTTATTGCCGACGGGCAACTCACATCCCCGCAATTTTTCAGAAATATGTACCTGTGGGCGCTGCGTATCACCGGAACGGGTGTTACATGGCGATCCAAATTCAGGCAATACGCCTACCGCTCCCCTGAAAATTACCTGACGGATGAATTTCTCGCCCGGTGTTCTGGCCTGCCGGTTATCTGGTGGCATCCAGAAAAAAACACACTCAATAGCGAAGAATTCGCCTCAAGGACGATTGGGGCGATTACGTTTGCCTGGATTAAAGGTGATGAGGTGTGGGGAATGGCCCGCATTTACGACACCGACGCCGCCGCGAATCTTTCAACGCGGCAACTCAGTACATCCCCCACGGTGACGGGCGGCGATGACGTTCTGATCGACGTCGATGGCGAACCGCTACTGCTGGAAGGAACTCCTGTTTTACTAGATCACCTAGCTATTTGTGAGCAGGGCGTCTGGGACAAGCTGGGGGAACCGATGGGAGTTAAATCCGACACACTTTTGAACGAGGTCCAGAAAATGGATGAAGAAAAAGTATTAGCACTCATTAACCAGGCGCTGGACGCTCGCGAAGCCCGCGCAAAGGCCGATGCTGAGGAAAAAGCGAAAGCAGATGCCGAAGCAGCAGAAAAGGCGAAAGCTGATGAAGATGCTGCCCGTCTCAAGGAAGAGGAAGAAAAAGCGAAAGCTGACGCTGATGCGAAAGCCAAGGCAGATGCAGAAGCCGAAGAAAAGGCAAAAGCTGATGCTGAACTGGAAAAAATCCGTGCGGACATGGAAGAAATGAAAAGCCGTGTACCTCAGGAACTCAGCGACGAAGAACGTAACGAAATCGCTGATACCCAGTGCAAAGCCGACAGTGTATTCGCTTCTTTCGGGGAGCGTGCGCCGCAACCAATGGCGGGTGAACGTGCGATGCCATATCGCCGCCGCATCATGACACGTCTGCAAAAATATTCTCCTGATTATAAAGAAGTGGATCTGCATGCCATTGCAGACAGTCAACTCCTGAGCATCGCGGAGAAAAAAATCTATGCCGATGCGCAGGCATCAGCGGCATCCAGTCTGGAACCAGGTGCAGGGTTGCGTGAAGTCATTCGCACCGACGCCACCGGACGCCGTATCAGCACCTTTATCGGTGACCCGTCCGCAACGTGGGCTCCGTTCCAGGCAGTCAGCCGTAAGCTCGCTGGCATTAACCAGTAATCAACCGGAGAACAATTAACATGTCGAGCGTTCTGTCAGTAAACCCAATGCAGACCACAAATGCGCGCGGTACTTTCTACACGAAATCCGATGGTCTCATTCAGGGGGTTGCGCTGGATGATCCAGCTGCGCGCTATGCATTGGCGTCCGGTACCCTCTCCAACGATGAAGTAAAACCTCTCTGGGGCGGTCTGGCTGTCAATGAACTGGTGCCGGGAGCATCCTCAGCACCACGAGGCAGCGTTATCAAACGAGCTACCACTCTTTCACAACTGGTGGGGTTCTCTGTATTCAACCAGGCACACAATGGCCTGACTACTCCGCAATCGCCAGTACCTCTTTTTCTTAGCAACATGAGCGTGTCTTTCTATCGTCTTGGTTCCGGGATGCGTGTTCCGGTCAAAGCCTCTGATGCAGTGATCTCTCTGGCCAGCGCGGGGATTTCCGTTAACCAGCCGTTGGTCTGGAACTTTGCTGAGGATTGCCTCGATGTATTCAGCACAGTAGCGGCAGATGTGGCGACTACGGAAATCACATGGACTGCACCCACTGCCAATGCGGCAGGGTTCGCTACCGCGACGACAGCCAGTGCTCATGGACTGAAAGTGGGCGGCTATGCGGATATTACGGGCGCGGCTCCTGCTGCATATAACGGCATCGTTCAGGTGCTCAGTGTTCCTACGGCAACCACATTCACCTTTACCCCGGTTTCAGTACCTGCGGGCAATGCAACCACGCAGGGAACGGTAGGCGCGGCAAAAGTGCAGGACGTTGCCCTTCCGGTAAAAATCATCGAAATGCAGATGGGTAACAGCAAAACCGTTTCTTACGATTCGGCAACGGGTTTTGCTACCTGGAACGACAGCGGAAACGCTGCGGTAATTCTGCTGTAATCAGGAGAGGCTAAGAGATGCCAGCTATTACACCCGCTTATCAAATTGTAAATCCGTCGTACATCATGCCGGAAATGATCCTGTCCTATCAGCAGGCATCCGGCGCGTTTTCCGTTATGGCCAGCGGTAACCCGCTGGTTCGTCTGTCTGACGGTGACCAGTACGTTTACATGAAACGCCTGGATATTCGTACTCAGGTTACCTCCAGCCAGTCAGGGAATGCCAACCAGTTACCCTCCGTTGCATTGGATGCACGAATGGTTAGTACGCCAACGTATATGTTCCGCGCCCGAGCCATTTACGATCATCATGATATGGCCGCTGCGGGGAACTGGGGGATTGCATTGCCGGAAGCTCAGCGTCTTGGTACCCGGCAGGCAATTTTCCAGCAACTGCGAAATGCGCTGCTGTACGGCATGAATCCAGCTGGCGGTGAAGGTGTTCTGAATACCAACGGTGCGACCACTATCAGTCTTCCGGCAGACAGTGGCGGAAATACTACCGTCCTGACTTACGATCATGGCGAAATGGCTGTATTCCTGCTGGCACAGATTCAGGCAATCCGCACCCGCACTATGCAAATGGGCCGTCCGTCACGAATGGTTATTCTTGGCCCTCAGCGTACGCTGGGTACGATGGAGATGCAGCAGATTGTTCAGTTGACCAGTTACCAGCGTCCTGGCGGCGGTACTGCGACAGTTAAAGGGATCGTTGCTGGTGTTGCAGACGATGCAGACTGCGGCATTGACTGGGTTTATGACGATACACTAATCGGTGCTGGGGCAAATGGTACTGATGCAGTCATTATCGCCATGCCAGAAGTTGAACGGCCGGAGGTGAACGCGAAAATCAACACTAACGAATTCGCGAAACTTAGCCCGTCGTTGGAAGCGACATCACTGATGCTGTGTGACATGGCCGCACCGCGAGAAATCCCAACTCCGATTGCTGGCGGGGCGATCGACGTACTTTCCGAACTGCGCTCCACTTCCGGCTGGGTGCTTCGTCCTGAGGCGCTGACCATCATTTCGATGAAATACAGCAATTAATTTCCCCTCGCAGATTTCCCTGTGTACCTGGTGGTACGCGGGGATTTTTTTAACCAGGAGTACACATGAAACTGTATATCGCCAATACCACCAAGCAGCGTCACGATTTCGCCTGGCGCAAACCTGAAACAGGTCGCCTCGTGTATCACCCGATTAATGCTGGTTCACAGGCTGTCGTTATTGACGGAACACGCGCAGAGATCGACCTCATTATTCAGCAGCACGCTGAGTACGGCCTGATTGACGCAACAAAAATTGACCAGAACCGTATTTATATCGGGCTGTGTTACAGCATTGATAAACCCGTGGCGTCAAAAGTGATCGAAAAAGCCATGCGGGATAACGATGGTCACCTGAATCGTGCTGCTCATGACCGCCGGCAAGCGTCAGTACTGGCAACAGACAGCGCGCTCAGTGAACAAGACAACGGCTATCGGGGAGAGTTGGAGGTGAGCGCAGAGCAACGCCTGAACGCTACGGATGATAAAGATGAAACCGAATTCGTTGACGAAACACTGGCGGTGAATGCGGGATCCAAAAAGAAAAATAAGTGAGGAACGCCATGCCTGATCTGGCCGGATTTATCCTGTTTATTCGCAATACGATGGGCGTAAATGTCGATGATTTACCCGATGATGCGCCCTCTATTTACCTTACCTGGTCAATGTCGCTGGACTGGGTGAACCGCCAGATTGCGTGTATCAGCCCAGTTCTTTATTCGCAGGCGGTTTATAACCTCGCGGCTTCCTTCCTGATTAACTTCGGACCCGAGGATGTTTTCGGCCCTGTACGTGAAAAACTGGGTATTAATAATTTCACTGCCGGTGTTATCAGTGCTTCCGCAGATGAGTCAACCAGCCAGACCCGGGAAGTCAGCGACGCGCTAAAAAATCTTTCTCTTGCTGACCTCCAACAACTCAAAGATCCCTACGGTCGCTGGTACCTGGCAATCGCTCAGCAATATGGTGATTTGTGGGGGCTTACATGAAACTTCACCTGGGCGTGATGGATATACCCTACGAAAACGAGAATACGACCACCGGAGATGTGGCCGAAATTCTTGAGGGAAAATATCACATCATGCAGACGTTCTTTGATCGGCATGGTGAGGAGATTGCTCAACTGATGAGTAATGACCTTGCTGCAGGTCTTGAGAACTTGCTGGCAGGTGCGCCGCCTCCCTCCGATCCTTTTGCGGAATCAATGTCGCAGGTTCATCACCTTTTTGTCGCTTTTCTCGATAACGCCGAAATGAACGGTACCGAAGGTGTCCCAACAGCCCGGGCGCTAGAAGGAATCAGCAAACGTTTCAAAAACAAGAAAGGGGAGCCGCGCCCCTCTTTCATCGATACGGGAATGTTTCAGGCCTCTATGCGGGCCTGGGTAAGCGGGGTGTTGAATGCCTTCCCTCAGTGAGCTATCTCAGGCAAAAACGGAGCTTAATGCTTCGCTGGTTCAGGGGTTGGACGATTTAAGCCGTTCGGCCTCAGTGACCTTCACAAAATATGTTCGCAAGGTGCTGCCGTTAGATGGGTTCGTTTTCTGGGTTAAGGCTTCGATTCTTGCAGATGATCCAGATAGCGAACCCGACTATAAAGACGTCAAAGGTTACCTGCATTTAACGACGGAAAGTATCCAGGATGAGGAGCAGCTCTACGATAAAAATGTGGTCACGTTCACTGCTCAGTCTGACATTGACCCGTTCAACGATATCGGTTCTGAGGTACTGTACATAGGTGAGTTTTACGGCATTAAGTTTGCGTTTTCCCGGCGCTCTGGGCTGAACGAACCTGCCAATATTTACCATTACACCGGGAATGCGATTTATCCACACATGCTGTCACAGATAGTTGACTCGCCTGACGATATTGATCTTGCAGATGTGGTGGTTTCTAACTCGCTACCGATCTGGCTCTCCCTGAGCCAATTCATGCCGATGTATCCGGCAAAACTTTCTTTGCAGAACCTTTCCCCACCTTATGCCACCGTGAAATGTGGGGATCCTGAGCCTGTAGCCGGTGCGTTTTACCTTGACGAAAATCAGAACCAGTATCAGCTGGTGACGGAGGATGTGACGGTATACGTCACCGGGCTACGGAATGCCGCAGCTGAGGATTTTCTTCGCTATGTGCAGGACTACACGCTGAATGATACGGCTGAAATGGGGGTGATGAATATCCCCGTTATTAAAGATGACCGCGTGACGCAGAACGAGCTCAACGTTATGGCGATGCGAAAAATCATCAAATTCAAAGTTAATTATTATCAGCAGCGGATGAGGAATGTCGCCCGTCAGCTGATCACGTCTGCAATTCCGTCCATTTACGTGGAGAAATAATGTAATGGCAATTGTTAATATTAATGTGTCGGTGACGAATCCGCCAAAGCCGTCGAACCTGTTAAAATCCGGCGCCCTAGTCTCTACCGGCGGCACGACGTTAACACCCGGCAGTTTTCAGCTGCTGACTTCAAAAGACGATCTGAAATCGCTTGTCTCTCCGGCTAAAGCAATTTCAGCCATTGCATGGGCAACCAATACCGTCACTGTCACGCTGGTTGAGTCGCCCGGCTGGAGCGACGGCGATAAGGTTCCCGTTTTTATTGATGGCGTTGCACCGAAAGGCTACAACGGAGCATATACAGCTACGGTGACCGGCGATAAAACCCTGACCTACACGCTGAACACTGATCCGGGCTCTGCTACCACGATGGGGACCGTCACCGCCGTCGCTGCGGGTGAAATCCAGCAGATGAATACCACGTACTGGGCGCAGGGCACCAGCCGGGCGGTATATGTTCTGGAGCTGGGGGAATTGAGTGTTCCTGCTGCCGTTGCGGCGCTGGGCAACTTCATTGATGAAGATATTTCCCTGGGCAACACCTACCAGAAGTTTTTCTCTTATCTGGTGCCGCGGGAGTGGGATACAGAAACCACGTTTAAGACGCTGGCAAACAATTACACGTCGCCGGGCTCGCTGGTGAAATTTTTCGTTACTACCACGATCGCAACCTACGAAGCATGGGTATCGGGAAAATATCCGAACGTGTTCGCAGGGGTTGAGGCTCCGGCGATTGGTGCCACAGAGTTTTCGATGGCTGCTCCGTTTCAGTCGTCCCTGGCTAACGATCCGGGTTCGTCCAACATGGTGCCGCCGATGGCGTACCGGTTCATGTACGGCGTGACCGAGTACCCGCCAGCGGGCAACGGTACTTTGCTGAAAACACTGCAGGACAACAACATCAACTATATCGGCACGGCGGCAGAAGGTGGCCTGAGCAATAAAATGCTGGTGGCGGGCCACATGCTCGATGGTATGCCGTTCAACTACTGGTACTCCGTCGCCTGGTGCGCCATTAACCTTGAGCTGGACCTGGCAAATGAGGTGATCAACGGCTCGAACACGACGACAAACCCGCTCTACTACGAGCAGCGAGGTATCGACCGCCTGCAGAACCGTGCGCTGAAAACGTTACGTTCTGGCATCAGCTATGGGCTGATCCTCGGGCAGGTTATCGACACCCGCCTGACTCAGGACGCTTTCAATGAAGCGTATGAGAAGGGCACCTATGCGGGCAGCGCCGTCATTAACGCGGTGCCATTCGCCAGCTACACCAGCCTAAACCAGTCCGATTACGCCGATGGTAAATATAACGGCCTGAGCGCCGTCATTACGCCGAAACGCGGCTTTGAGTCCATCACGTTTAATCTCAACGTAACCAATTTTGTGGGGGCGTAATAAATGCCAAATCCATTAGTACCACAGGGATTTCTTAACCGGGTTCGTGGGGCGGTGACCGTCACCGATAACCCGGCACTGAATGTCAGCGCGTCCTATCTCGGAAAAGAGGGGATTAGCATGCGGCCAGACACGGCCGCAACGGATATTTTACCCACGCTCACCGGGACCGTTGGCAGCCAGGCTCCGTATCAGCAGGTCACGCTGACGATTCATCTGCTGAAAACACAGGGGCTGGGAGCCAGCTATCAAAAGCAGTTTGCTACCGATACCGCGCTGGGCGAAGTAGTGGTGACGCCGGACGCGACCACGTTCGGCAACTACACCGTGCTGAACTGCTATCTGGTCAATTTTAACGAGCTACAGCTCAACGGTATGGATGCGGGTTACGTAGTTACGCTGTCCGGGTACCTGATCACCAACGATAAAATGTGGGATTAATTACCGTGAAAATTGATAAAAAACTTAACTTCGTCAGCACGATCACTCGCGATGATGGCTCAATGGTTTACCTGCACGTAGTGCCATTTCCTTATGAAGTGGTTGAGCAAAACTGCGTGTTGTTGGGCAATCTGTTCAATAACTTTTTTACCCTTGTTGGTACCGTTGGCGCGCCGCGTGTGGCTGCAATGATGCTACGAAATATCATCAAGTCGCGACAGGAGAATGGGGACATTGCTCCGGGTGCGCCGACGATCATTGATGATATTCAGCGCCTGACTACGGTTATCTGGAATGATAACGGGGTGTGGAAAACTTCCCCGCTGGACGCTGCATTTAAAAACGACCTCATTACTCCGGATGAATATCGGGAGATCGAGGGTGAAATCGTTTTTTTTATGGTGAGCTCTGCTATTCAGAAAGCGAACCTTGTGGCGGGCACGATGGGGCACGCGCTCGAAATGTACAGTGGGCAACTCGTCTCATTGAGCATTACGGAGTATCGCGATTCTTTGCCGAAGTCGAAAACGGCTACTGCTATCCCGACCCTGACAGCCCCGCAGGAACAATCACACATTCCCTCCTGACCTGGGCGTCCTGTGAAGGGTTCGCCGAACTATGCCGGGAACTGGACTGTGGTGACTACAAAAGCCCGCTCCACTTCCGGCAGCGGTTCATTCTCGAAGAGATAAGGAAAAAGGGCTATTTCAATGGTGGCTAAATCCGTTGTTGAAATTGATGTTCAGGATGAAAAATTTCAGTCATTTCTGGAAAAATTCAACGAATATCAAAAAGCGCTTGAGGAGTTACCCGAGCAGTGGCGCGGTGCCGTTCATGGCCTGAGCGAAACAGCAAAGGAAACGGAACGTGTTCGCGGCAGTACCGAGGCGATAACGCAGGCCTTCACTGATGGTGTGGCCGCAATTGCATCCGTCAATGATGGGCTGGACAGGCTGAACGGCAATCTGGAAAAGGCCAACAAATCACAGACTGCGCTCAACAAAAAAACCAGCGGCGTTCGTAACTTTCTGAACAAAGCCAGCAAGGATGCCAAATCACTCGCGGGTCACATCAAGGATGCCACCACCAGCCTGTTATCCTGGGGGACAGTGCTGGGGCTCTTTACTGGGCTGGCTGGCGCTGGTGGGTTGTGGGGGATGAATCGTCTTGCGGGTACTGCCTCTGCACAGCGGTTTACGGCTATGGGGCTGGGCACGACCGCTGGCGGTCTTAATTCTGCCGCCATCAATTATCAGAAGGTACTGGGTAACCCTGTCGGTACACTCGGTGCTATCCGGGATTCACAACTGGACCTCAGCAAGCGCTGGCAGTTTAACGCGATGGGTGTTAACCCCAATCAGGATCCGGCAACGTTATTGCCCCAGATGATTAAGTCTGCCCGCGATATCTTTGTGCGCAATGGCAGTACTCAGCAAGGGGCCGAGGCCTACGGTCTGACCAACTACTTCACTCTCGACGATCTGAATCGCTTTAAAAACATGAGCGATGCAGAAATCGATGCGATGACAAAACAGGCCCAGAAGGATACTCAGAGACTACAGATTACCGATCAACAGCTGAAGCAATGGCAGGATTTCAATGTTCAGCTTGACCGCAGCAAAGTCAGTATCGGCAATACCTTTATCCGGGGGCTCGCTCCTCTGGCGCCAGAGCTGGGAAAACTGTCGGATGCATTTTCAGGTGCGATCGAAACGGTTCTGAAATCCCCGGAACTGGGAAAATGGATTGATGGCCTGTCTGAGGGGATCCGGAGCTTTGGTAATTATCTCGCCTCACCCGAATTTAAAAATGATGTAGCGGCCTTTATGACAGGTGTTGAGCGGTTAGCGACGGTTATTGGGAAAGTTATCGACTGGATAGCAGGAAAATCCAGCATATCCATAGACGATGTGAAATCTCACTCCTCAATACTCAGTAATGAGCCAGTAACAGACACTACAACCGGGGAAAGTTATGTGAAAGGCGGTCAGAACGATCCGGCCGTCTGGTCATGGCTGAAATCGGCCGGTCGTTCGCTCAATAAAATAACAGGCACGGCACCCTCAGAATATGACGAGTATTTTGAAGAGGCTGCTAAAAAGTACAACCTCGACCCCAAAATACTTAAGGCCACAGCCGCTGCAGAGTCATCGTGGGATCAGAACGCTAAAGGCCCGGTAACCCGTTCCGGGCTACAGGCTCAGGGGTTGATGCAGGTTATGCCGGCTAACTTCCAGCCAGGGGAAAATCCATGGGATCCCCGCGATAACATAATGGCTGGTGCGCGTGTTATGTCCTGGGCGAAAAAACAGGCTGGAGGTGATACAGAAGAAATGCTGCGTTGGTACAACGGCGGCAAAAACAGGGGCAGCAAAGAGAATCGCGAATATGCTGGCAGGGTTAACGAACAGTACCGAAAAATTTACGGTACTGATATGCCTGGCTCCAGCCAGAACACTCCGGCAACTCAGGGTATGCCTCCTCAGCGAAATACTGAAGATACGCAGCTTTTGCGACAAATAGCTGAAAACCAGCGGCGCGGTAATTCTCAGGGGGTGGTGATTTACAACAATACGGGAGGTAGTGCCGTGGTTTCCAGCACGCAACTCGGAGGATTTGGCTGATGGCATTTACTCGTGAACTATACAAACTAGGTTTTGAAATTTCCCCGGTGATCCTCTGTGACGGTATTGCGCAGAGTATTCCCGGAGGGATGCTCCCGATTGTGGCGTTGACCCAGAGCGCCAGTTTTGTTACCGGGTTGCTGGGCGGAGCAATGGAACTCACCGATCTGGATAAATATTTTTGCCACTGGCGGGCGGCGCAGGGGGCGACGATGATTGAATATGATATCGGTCGCTATCCTTTCGCTAACCAGGCTGTTGCCGCGAATGCGCTGCTTGCTCAGCCGCTACGTGTTTCTATGTTGATGGATGCGCCCGTGAACGATAATACCGGCGCTATGACAAAACTGGTCACGCTCAGCGCGCTACAGGCTGTGCTGCAGGCGCATGCGAATCTTGGCGGGACGTACATAGTTGCAACGCCAGCCATTATTTACAACAGCTGCATATTGAAGACTGTGCGCGATGTGACGGGATCTAATGATCCGTTGCCACAGCGGCAATGGTTGTGGGATTTCGAGCAACCTCTCATCACTGAAACAGGTACTGATCAGGCTATCAACAGCTACCTGAGTAAGATTGATAATGGTGATAAAACGACGGAAAGCGCATGGACAAATACTCTCTCTGCAATCGGTAACACTTCACTTGGTAGCAGTGTATCTGGGGCCGTAATCGGACTTATCGGTAAATTAAGTGGGGCATTTGGCCTATGAGCATAGCAATTTATCCTTTCTCAGGTAATGAGCAAAAGAGCATGATTTTTACGCCTGTGCTCGATGGTGAGGTTTATAACTGCCAGACGAAATGGAATATAGCAGCTCAGCGCTGGTATCTGAACATTACGGATAACTCCGGCAACCGGCAGTTGACTATTCCGATAGTAGCGTCTCCAGTTGGGTACGATATTAATCTGCTTGTCGGAGCGTTCAATATTTCAAAAATGGTCTGGCGATACTCAAAGGGGCAAATAGAGGTCATTAACTGATGCGCTATTATGATATCCAGATTTTTTCCCCTCCTGATGAAAACGGTAATCCCGGAAAACTCTTCAAACAATATTCCAGCCTTAAAAACGGTGTTTTCAACCCTGGTAATTTAATGATTGAGTTTGACCTACTGCGATTTGGTGAATCAACGCCAAAAGGCCAGAGCACAATCACCATCTGGGGGATTAGCCCACAGGATATGCAGCAGGCCAGACAAAATATGTTTGGTATGACGATCAAAATGTGGCTGGGTATGTCGAAAGGGCTCCCACTGGCCAAACCTGGTCAGAATGGTCTGGTGCTTGAAGGAACCATCTGGCAGGTTCTGGGTAACTGGCAGGGTACCGAGCTAAGAATGGATCTTATCGTTACCGCAGGTGCGGTTTCGAGCGTGAACCCTGCACCGCTTGCGCCGATTAATTTAACCCTTCCATGGAATAAGGGGATAAAACTCTCGGTAGCGCTCACTCAGTGTTTTCAGAATATGGGCGGGGATTATCGTTTCTCTATCAGCGTTAGTGACAGGTTAATAAATAACTACGATAGCGGAATGTATTGTGGAAGTCTGACTGAGCTTGCACAGCGGTTAAATACGCTGAGTAAAAGCATTATCAAAGACAGTAATTATTCAGGTGTGGAAATTACCATGGTGAATGGTAAAGAGATTCGCGTGTTCGATAATGATTTTGACCACCACCAGGATAAAGACTCAAACAAAAGCGCATCGTACAGAAGTAAAAATCCTATACAAATAGTTTTTACTGATTTGGTGGGGCAGCCGACCTGGGTGCAGTTCGGTACCGTCTCTATTCCCTGTGTCATGCGCAGTGACATTCAGGTGGGGGATTACATCCGGATGCCGCCGAAACTGCGGCCGATGATCCAGGCATCTTCATATTCTCAGTTTCGAGACGATTCTGCCTTTACTGGTGACTTTCTTGTGTCGTCGGTCCGTTTAATAGGAAACAGCAGGCAACCGGACGCTAACAGTTGGATCACGCTGCTCGAAGCTCACCCTACAGGAGGAGTTGCCGCATCATGAGCGTAAATCAAAAAATGAACTTTGGCGGAAATATGAATAATTTCGCCGAAAGTAAAATTGCCGATGCGATGCAGATGGCCGGTAAGGTGTTACCGGCAACGGTGGTAGCTCGGGATGGACACATGGTTACCGTCTCCTTTCTTCTGCGAAACATCCCCTATGTTCTGCCACAGCTAACGATCCCACTGTTTGGACCAGAATATATTCGTTACCCAATGCGCAAGGGTAGCAAAGGTATCGTTATTCCTGCTGATACCTATCTGGGCGGGGCCAGTGGCCTAGGCGGTGGAACAGCTGACCTGACACCTCCGGCAAATCTCAGCGCTTTGGTATTCCTGCCTATCAGCAATACGGAGTGGCAGGACGTTGATTATGACGTTCTGACGCTTTACGGACCCGAAGGCATCACGCTTCGGGATTCTGGCAGCAACACAACTTTTCTGCTTACCCCCGAGAGCATCACCATTGTTACGCCTGCACAATTTAAGGTAACGGTCGGTGGCACAGTGCTGACTCTGACGGAGGGCATGTGGTCTCTTACCGGCCAGAGTGGAAAAATTCAGGACAGTGCCGCCAGCACCAGCCCCAAGGTTATGCATGAGGGATGGAAGCAACTTCTAGCATGGTTGAATTCACATCAACACTCTAACGGCAACAACGGACAGAACACCGGAAGGCCAACGTCACAATTCAACGGGAGTATTACAGAATGAGGACATACGGACGAGATAAAGACGGGAAATGGGTGACAGTCACGACGGACGAAAACGGGTTTAACGATTCGGTGTATCTCACAACGCTGGTGCAAAATCTGAAACTGGCGCCGCAGGAATCCCCATTCTTCGCTAATCACGGCATACCGGCTAATGGCTCAGTCATTCAGCAGATACTGCCGACATTCTATGTTAACCGGCTACAGCAGCAGTTCAGCCCGTATTTTTCCTCTCTGCAGATTGCGCTGACAGAAACCGACCCTCCGGTATACAGCATTTCTGCAATTACCAACTCAGGCTCTAAAATTGTCACGCAGGTATATGTATGAGTGATTTACCCGTTAGTTACACAATTTCTGGCCCGGTGCCGCAGACGACTGATGCGCTACGGCAGCAGGTTATCAATACGGCCACCGCGTTGTCTCCGGGGATAACCACGGATTTACCCGGCTCTTTAATTGATGACATGGTTGGGACCAGCGTCGGTGCGCTGGTAGTTTGCGACCAGGCTCGTGTTGATTTGATTAACTCCTGCAGCCCGTACAGCGCCAATATTCACCTGCTGGCGCAGTTGGGCGCGATTTACGGCGTCCCGCGCGGGGTGGGTACAAACACCTCAGTTTACGTTGTCTTTATGGGGCCGCCAGGGTTTCCAATCCCGAAGGGTTTTACCGTCGGTGATGGAAGTTACACCTACACGGTGCTGCGTGATACGGTGATCCCTGAGAGCGGCCAGACAGCCCCTGTGTATTGCCTGGCGACAACAGAAGGGACATGGGCTGTGCCTGCGGGTTCTGTTAACCAGATCAAAACCTCGGTGCCGAGTGACTATGAGATAACCTGTACCAATCTCACCGCGGGGCTACCCGGCGCGGCGGAGCAAAACTACGCATCATATCGCGCGCAGGTTATGCAGGCGGGGATGTACGGAGTGCAAGGAACCCCAGACTGTTATCGTACCGAGCTAAAACTGGTCTATGGGGTGCAGGAAAACCTGCTCTCGTACAGACAGGCAACCTTAGGGCGCTGGGTTGCGGTTGTCGGCGGCGGTGACCCCTACGAAGTGGCCTACGCCATTTACAAGGCCGTGCCGGATATCTCCATTCTGACTAATGATGTTTCGAATCCATCCGGAGCGCCAGTGGAGAAGAAGACCATCGCGATCACTGTTTATCCGGACGTGTATCAGGTGCCGTTTGTGGTTCCTTCCTCGCAAAACGCGACAATCCTGATCACCTGGAACACAGCCTCCACTATCTACATCGATCCGGACGGCATAGCAAAAGCGGTACAACAAAACATCGCTGACTATATCAACGCAATCGCAGTAGGACAGCCCATAAATATTTTCGAGGTTCAGGATATCTTCCTGAGTTCGGTGTCGGGTCTGGTTGCGCCTTCCCTGGTATCAATGATCGATGTTCAGGTCGGCATCAATGGCGTTATCAAGCCGCCTGATGCAGGTTCAAGCCTTGTTTACGGCGACACGTACGCCTATTTCTCTACCTCAGCGGCTCAAATTCAGGTTAAGCAATATGCAGGCTCTAATTGAAAAGATTATTCCAGCTTATCCTTACACTCAATATAACGACGACTCCAACATTACCGCTTTCTTTGATGCTTTTAACTCACTGGCTCAGGCCAACCTTGATTATCTGAATGCACTAAATCTTCCGTGCTGGACATCACCGAGCATTACCGGCGATCTGCTGGACTGGATTGCGCTGGGGATTTACGGGGAAAGTCGACCTTTACTCCAGATTTCAGAGGATGCGATTGCGCGCGGGGCGTATAACACGATTGAGTATAACGCCATCACTTATGCAGGCCTTAAAAACTACGTTCCCGGTTCTGCTTCTTATGTCCCTGACGATTACTTTAAGCGGATCCTGACCTGGAATTTTTACAAAGGTGACGGCTCGCATTTTTGTATCGACTGGCTGAAAAGGCGTCTTGCGCGGTTCATACACGGAGCCAACGGGATCGACCCTCCAGTTCAGGATACCTTCGATATCAGTGTGACGCCCGATAAGGGCGTTTTTTCTATCACTATTCCGGATTACGGCGATGGTGTTGGCTATTTCCTCAAGGATGCGATCACCCAGCAACTGGTGAAATTGCCATTTATTTACACATTTACAGTAACGGTGGTTCAAAAATGATTACTGGATTCGGTAATAACGTCATTTCATCTCTGGCAGCAGACATTACCGCCGGGCAGACAACGATTCAGGTGATGCCAGGTACCGGGGCGAAATTTGCAGGTCTGCTTAGCTACGATTACGCCAATGCCTCTAACCCTCTGCAAACATACGCCAAAATCACACTTACGGATGCGAAAGAAACGGTTTTCGAAATCTGCCATCTGACTTCGGTCAATAATGATGTGTTGACGGTGGTTCGAGGCCAGGAGGGCACCACAGCGAAAGGGTGGGCACTTAATGACGTGATTGCTAACTTTGCTACCCGAGGTTCAGAAAACCAGTTTGTTCAGATTGAGCAGCTCCAGAGCGGGCATTACATTTCCGGGGTTGCTGGTGGCACTGCGAATGCACTGACGCTGGAGCTTCCGGCCACGTATTTTGTTAATGGTGCGACCGGTTGGACATTGCGGACGCCGATTGTCGTTTACCCGACGCAGAATAATACCGGGCCGAGTACATTGCAGTTGACGATGGGCGGTCGCGTTCTGGGGTCGTTCAAACTTTATAAAGGGAACAAGACCGAACTGGTCGCCAACGACATTCAGAAAGATGTTGGTCTGATGTGTCTTCTGGATAACACCAAAACGTTTTTCAACGTGACCAATCCGGGGGCTATTTATGCTGGTTTGGGTACAGCTGCATATCGGGATGTAGGAACCAACCCTGGTAATGTGATGGAGGTAGGTGCCGGCAGGCTTCTGGCTGGTACCTTTATCAGCGATGCAGCCGACAAAACTTCAATTGGCGCGCGGGCAGCTACTGGATGCCAGTTCATGCGAGCACACCAGGCACCTGATGCGCCAGACCAGGTTAGTTACTGGCAAATTATCACTCTTACTGAGGTCGTGAATTCGACTTCCGTGGTGGATGTTCTGGCCATCAGTGGCAATAACGTATTGTTTGGTCATGGCACTGGTGCGGGAATTACTTCATGGCGTCATGTGGCGATGCTGGAAGGCGCGGCCTTTACGGGTGATATTTCTGCTCCAAATGTGCGTGGCAGCACCTCGGTCACGGTTGGTGATGGTTCCGTGGGAATGGCTATAGGCGGCGTTGATGGCGCAGGTTTTAACGGCAATAACCTAAACATTAAGTCATGGAATGGTATTGGGTTTCCGAGCGCTTTAGATGGCATTACCCGAGCTTATATCAGCACCAGACTCGGCGTTATCGCTGCTGCTGAAAATTTGCGGGCTGGAGATGCGATATTCAACAAAAACGGCGATGTTTACGGCGATATATGGAGCCTCGGCAACGGTCCTGGCTGGCTAAGTGCTTTTGTGGCGACTAAACCAGAGCGTCATTACATTACCATGGTCGGTTTGTACCAGAATGACAAAACAAAGCCATTCATGCTTCATGACGATGGCTCTGGTGTATTCTTGGCCACGATGGACATGTTAAGTGGCTATGTTCAGTCCATCCGTTTCGGTGCAGTTGAGCAGGGTAACGTATACCGTTCACCCGGATTTGCAGATCAGTTAGGTTACGTCATTACAGGTGTTGAGAATGGAGACTCAAACGATACACCAGACAGGATTCAACGACGCTTGTTACAGCTAAAAGTGAATGGTCAGTGGTATACGGTGGGGGCATAAAAATGAGACATTTTAAAAATTTCACTAAAACAACGGAATTAACCCCGGTTCAGCAGGAATTATCAGAGAACTGCAATATTCAGTTTATCCACGATGAATCAGGTGTTGACTGGTATGTGTTACAGAAGTTATTCCAGCCCGATACACTGAAAATCCAGTATGACAAAACAGGACTGATTATTGCTGCGGATAAAGATGCGACAAAGCTATTTCCGCTGAATTGCTCTGTTGTGGAATTCGCGGATGCTGATATTACTGATGGTTTCCAGCCTGGTAATTTTACCTACAGCAACGGCGTTATCGCTCCTGTTCAGATTGATTATGTTGCTTTAGCGAGAGCAGAACGCGACAGGCGTATGGCTGTGGTGACAGCAAGAATTAATCAGATTACAGAGGCTCAGGATGACGGTGATATTACCCGCGCCGAGTTGTCCGAACTTAGCACTTTACGTGAAGTACGGACAAAACTACGACGACTGGTTTTAAGTACTGCCCCCGATATTGATTGGCCTACAGCTACATTATAGGGGCTTTGGCAAAACTGATTTACGGAAAAACAATGATTCTAGCTTATTTTTCGTTAAGTTAGATAAACGAAGTTCTAAATATTTATGAGAAAAATGTGCGGCAAGGATTGCCGCCAAAAGTAAAATAAAAACACCAAATCCATTATGCATAGCGTTAACTGTATATTTATCAACTGTTTTTAATATAAAATTAGCAAGTGGGTTATGTATCAAATATAAAGAGAATGATATATTTCCAAGATACACAAGTTTGTTTGACCAAGAACCAATGAAAAGTCGCTCACTAAGGCTTAATATCAAAACTAAAATAGAGAACGCAACACCTGTTAATAAGCTATACATGGTTAGATATTTTGTGCTTATACCAAATATGATTAACACTATAGTAAATAATGGAATTAAAGCATGGAATGTGTATTCGTTTTTTTTAATACGTAGATACACTAATCCTGTTAGCACGCCAAAACCGAATTCTAGAATAATTGGATTTGTTATAAATTCAAGGTAAACATTATTGAAATTATATCCACTGGTGTAAAGCGTAAATAC